TGTGCTTTAAATCGCTTTAAATTAGAGTAGACCCCCATCTCATCTGCTCTGCGTATGCCGCCTTTTCTCTGCCGGGTTGATCGATGCTCCGGCCAACTATCGGTGCTTTTTCAGCGTGGACATACTCCACATTTTCATGCTTTCGACAGTGTGCTTTAAGTTATAAAAGCAATGTTTCAAGGAATCCTCTAAATCGTGGCGCTATCATTTTATGTCCAGTTTCATCAGGATGAACGCCGTTACCGTTGTCTTTGCTGTATGCCAGTTCTCGGAAGGATGCTTCCCACGGGCGAAGTAAAGATTCTTCAAATAGATTTAAACATGGTATGCTTCTGCGTTTGCAAATATTTACAAGCATGTCCACATATGCGGTCGCGCTATTTGGTGCATCTAATCCGTTAGCATGAATCCACGGAGTAGGCGTGACAATCCCAACAATGGCAAGGGGGGAGGCAGAAAATAGATTGTCTAATGTTTTGTTCATGCATCCCGCTATTGTGCCGGTAGTATCGTCTGTTTCTGTTCCTAATGCGGCGCCAGAACCTAAATCGTTGAAAGACCCGAAAATTGTAATCACATCTGCATCCATGGGGACGCTCGAAATTCGTTGATAAAAAGCAGTTCCTAATTCGTCTTCCCTTTTATATCCGGAACCGCTATTGCCCATGTTATAAACATTTATCCCGGTTGCGTCTTTTACATAATCGAAATAATGTTTAGTTGTTCTTCTGTTTTCTTCTGTTAAAGAATCCCCAAAAACAACCCATTTTTTATCTTTCCACGGTCTTTCTGCGTTGGATACATACCCGTTTATAGTCTTAACTTTTGCATTTGTATTCCCGTCATAAGCAGTAACGCACAGGATGGCAGCGTTGACAGGCGCTACTATAAGTGCATCGTAAATATTGTTTATTTGTGAAGTATTGTCTCCGTTTAATCCGGAAATGAAAGCACCATTCTGGTCATAAAAGCCGCATACATACGAACGTCCATAAGTGCAACCGCTTACCATATACGAGTGTCCACCTTCTACGGAATATGTTGTCACATTCCATGTCGTTGGTGTAATGTCACTAACTGTACCTGTGTTATTTATCCATTTCCCATTTTGTTTTTCGCCTGTAATCGCGACATATGTTGCTGTAAAATTATTGTCAATAATCTGTGGGATAGAATGGCTCCATATTGCACCGTTGTCAGTCGCTGTCCATATGCTTCCGGCAGTTGCTGTATCGTCAGTGTTCGCCATTACTGGCACAGGACTTAAATTTACATCTCTATAAACAACGTGTGAAACGGAAGCAGCTGTTATGTCAGATAGTGTAAAGCAAGCGACTACAAGAGTGGCGGCGTTTTCCGGCGCAAGTATAATCCCATCGTAATATTTCATCGTAGACCCATCATTTATTGTAGTTTCAACATAGATAGGGTTTGAATTAGTATCATAAAATGCAAACAACGAATTTCCGTAATTCGTGCTTCCTTTTACAGCGTAATATTCTCCGGGAGTAACCGTTAAACGGTCGGTAATTGTATAATTCGTATTCGCGTCCTTAACATCTTTCACTACTCCATTACTACCAATTACCTTTCCATTTTGAATTGTCGAACTGATTGCGGCGTTAGTATGGGGTAAAGACGCTTTTGTACTTAAATCTGCCTTTAACTCAGCAATCTCATCCCCAGTAGCTTTAGCGTCTGCTGCAGCGCCAGAAACACTTAATGACGCATCAATTACTACGGTTGGATCTTCATGTATATTTTCTTCAAGCCACTCGGAAACCTGCTCAGCTATTTCGCCTGTGATTTCTTGTGATTCAAGCACATCATCGACAATCTCAGCTTTATCTTGTGCCGTCCAGTAGTCGGTGCCTTTTATTGGGGCGTGACCATCGTCACCCTTATCCCCTTTATCACCCTTCAGACCTTGTTCACCTGGATCGCCTTTAGGACCTTGTGGACCGATGTCACCTTTTGCACCTATATCTCCCTTTTCACCTTTTGCGCCATCAAAGATCTGAGAATAGGTTGTACCACGAACATCCGTAACGTAGATCATGGCTCCGCCAGGAGTATCAACTATTCTGGCAGTTGGGCTTACAGCATCAATTCCTGGTTCACCCTGGTCGCCTTTATCCCCTTTGTCGCCCTTGTCTCCTTTATCACCTTTTGCTCCTTTGGCACCATCAATTCCGTCTTTACCTGGTTCGCCCTTGTCTCCTTTATTCCCTTTGTCGCCCTTCTCACCTTTTTCGCCTCTTATGCTTCCAAGGTTTACGTATGATCCGTTCGTAAAGTAGATCGTTAAAGAGTAATCGGATTCAAGTCTTACTCTTTGGATGCCGTTTCCAGCTGGTCCTTCTGGGCCGACATCACCTGTATTGCCCTTATCTCCTTTGTCGCCTTTTGGACCAATCAGCGATAAGAGCCATTCTTCAATCGTTCCTTCGAAGCCATTTTGGACTGCTATTTCGTACGCTGAATAGCCTCGTACATAGGCACTTGCAAGGAATCCGACGATAGGGTTTGTAGGTGAAAGTGTGCCAAATAGTTTTAAATAATTGTCATCTGCCATAGTTTCACCTACTTAATCAATGATATATAGTTTGCCTTTAATAAAGGTGTCTACAGTTCCGTCAGCAGCTATTAATTTTATATCGAATGCGTAGGGCTGCTTTCTTCTTGGTTCCAATGAGCTTGTTTCCTGAGATGACAGTTCAAGGATTTTGGTATCGATAGGTATAGACTTTGTGAGAATCGGCAGATCGTCTGTTACGTCTTCTTTTAACACGAATTGAAGCCTGTCGCCTTCAGAGAGTTCATAGTCTACATATTTGCCTTCGACTTTGACTCTGATTCCTACATCAATGCGAAGCGTATCGCCTGCCGGTAATGTAATCTGATATCCATCTACCTTGATCATTTTTGTGTCACCTCCTTGGTGGATTATACTGTTTTCTTTAGCTCTTTTATTGATTTGTTCCAGATGTTCTGGTACTTGAGCCTGTAAGCAATCGTTAGAAGATCAAACGGACTTATTTCATCTCTTTCCATTCCGTTCACGAGAGATCGTATTCTGGATGTTGTCATGATGACCATCGGTTTACCTTTAAAATAATTCTTATCCGGCCATGCAATTTCGTCTGCTATCTGAACGCCTTCACAAACAACTCCCTTGCCTTTCTTGTATTGTTCTTTTGAAAAGTCTTCAATAGCATCTGTAAATTGATCTATGATTTTCCAACGCTCTTGTCTATCTGTATTTTGTGACTTAATTTTTTCGTAAGGGATTCCTCGTTTCTTTAAATAACTATTAAACTCTTGATCTTGCCATTTAAGATCCTCTTCTTCGTTACCTGGCTCGAAATACATGTCCATATGGATTGTGTTGTTTCCTTTTTCTCCCATTTGAACAGCAAAAGAAGATTTGCCAGATCCGGATAGTCCAGTCACATAAAGAACATTGTTGTTTTCATCTGTACCGAACTTATTTCCGTTTAACACCGTAGTTCGTTTCTTAAAGTACTTATCAGAGGCTATTACGTCATTAATCTGGCTGACTTTAGAATTCACAGTTGAGACATTGTTAAAGCTTCCATCTCTTTGTTTAGGTCTATCTCCACTACCCCACGGATATCTTCCGCTGTGTCCGCCTTTATCATGTCCTACACCATAATGAACGAGAAATTCAGAAGCATTCATACCTTGATATTCTTTAAAGTCTGCCATAATGTTTCTCCTCTAATCAAGCCACGGACAAGTGTCACTGGCTCTTTGCATAGAACTGATTCTTCTCTTGAATTAAAGTGTGCTTTAAGTCTCATTGAAGGCCGTTTCTGGCATCTCGGTATAACGAAAATCATCGCAATCTTCTGCGTAGTCAGTGTCTTTGTAATCATAATTCCACGGACATTCACCGCGCTCCATTTTCCAGCGGCATTCTTCGCATGTCATACGTTATCCTCCTACTTATCACGGGTTGCTGAATGTAATCTCTGGCGCGTCAATCATTGCCTGATAGAATAACGCTTGTGCACCTGTTTCTGTAGGGTGCACACCGTCAGAACTAAGCATATTTGCATACCATGTACTCTCCTCTAATCAAGCCACGGACAAGTATCTCCTGGTCTTCTCACAACAGGCTCTTCGCATAGAACTGATTCATCTCCATAGTGAATAGCGTCATGTGTTCGTTTACAGGTGCATATAAGATATTCTGGATTCATAAGGAAGTCTGATCGTTCTGTCAGATCTTTTGCTGAGATAGGATTCATGTGATGAATCAGAATCTTGGAATGGATGTCTAGACCTTCGATTCCCAAGTCGCAACCTAAATCTCGTACTATTATTTCGTTTCGGATTTTGCGCCACTCGTATGATTGATAAAAGATCTGGTTTAAGAATCTGTCCGAACCAAATGTTGCTTTTCCGACCTTGCCGTCAAGTTTAAGATACTTGAATCTTTCGTTAAAGGTTGGCAAAGTAATAAGTTCAGAGTATGTTCTAATCATTGACGATTTCCTCTTGACCACTATACTTCCTGAACATGTTCATAGCTTCCTCATACAGCGATTCCATTTTGGCTGCAGACTGAAGAGCTTCGGTTTTAGCGGTTATAAGGTCCTTTTGTCTTTCTAGAATTTCTCTTTCTATTCGTTCTCTAGTAGTTGCGAGTTTCAGGTAATGTGTTATTACCTGTGCAGAGGCTGTTCCGTCTTCTAACTGTTTCTCAGCTAGTCTTTCTGCCTTTGCAATAAGCTGTTGTTCACGGGCTTCTGGTGTTAAAGCTGGGCTATCGGTTCGTTCACGAGAGCTCCCAGTAGTCCCTGATCGCTTCATGATAGCGTCACTCCTTTTCTAAAAGTTTTATTTTGTTTTCTATAGGTTTCCAGATAGTTTTGTAGAGAGCACAACGACTTCAAAAGCACTTCGATCCTTCTTTGTACGAGAAAGGAGGGCCTTTTGTGGGACTTTTAACTGGGAGAAAAGGCCGAGAAAGCGCACAAATCGGAGTAATTAATAGGAGGTTATCACACGGACTTTGTATATAAGTCGCTATGCCCTCTGCAAAGCTATCCGTGGAAGCATTTTGGCGGCTCTAACCTTAAAAACATCCTGAAAAATCTTCCCCCGGAGAATTTTTAGAGAGAGCCGCCGATGAAGGAGGGGGTACGTGTATTTTTGACCCCCTCCCCGGGTGGGTTAGGCCACTACCTTCTTGTAATTAACCTTATTATCGGTTAAAATTCCAACAAGATTGAACTTTACGATGTCATCAATCGTATCTTCAACTGTATCAAGGTAATCAGCGATGCCTAAATGGTCACTCACCACTGCCAATCTTGCTAAATATTCGCAAGAATGGTAACCTTTTTCCTTATCAAACTCATACCATTGATCGAAATGAGTTAAAGGATTAAAAGGATTGTCTGTTGTAGTAAGAGCAGTCATTCTTGCCATAATTTAAATCCTCTTTTTATCACTTAAAGCTTGTTAAACGTAAAATTATTAGTAATGTTTCAACGAAGCATAAGTTACTTCACACAAGAACTTATTCGTTGCTAATGTTAACGACTGTCGACGCCGAAACGTCATAGTTTTCGGCTATCTTGTCAATAGACATGCCACGGGCTAATGCTGCCTTGATGTTCGCCCTCTTTGCGTCACTTATAGCAACGGTTGCACGAGGAGTGGCGCGCTGCTTAAGTTCATCTTTGTCACAGAACTTAAAGATCTTTTCAAGATTTGTAGCTGACAAAGCACCAGCTTGTATTGCGTCCCACTCTTTGTCAGTTATAGTAAACTTGAATTTCTCTACGCCCATGCGACTACGAGCAGAGCGTAGGGCCATGTTCTTAAGTTTCTTAAGTTCGTCTTTGTCGTCACTTATAGCCGGGTTATCCCGTAGCTTCTGTTTCACAATAGCATTCGCTGCTATCTGTGCCTGCCTCTCCCTGGGGCGTCTTTTTTCAGAAATGGTAACCTTAGCCATAAGATCCTCCACTTCCGAGGCATATTCCCTTGCAGCATCTGGGTCTCTCTTAGACTTCTCGGTATGGATGAGTTCAAGGCGGGCCCTATTTGCCAGTTCTTTCACCTTGTTCGCATAATTGGCGTACTCCACCTCAGCAGGGTGCGGGTTCTCTCTAGAAGACATGAGGTCCCTTGCGTCCTTATATTTGTCAAGCTGGATCATAGGGATCTCTTCCTGGCGTACTACCTCCTTAAGCCGGTCGGGGTCCTTCTTAGTCGGAGACTTAACCTTATATGTGTTACCTGTTTCTACCCAGGCCTTCTCACCAGTGACTGGATCTATGCCATAGTATGTCTTGGGCTTGCCCGTCTTGGGATTGATGTCATTCGGGTCTGGCACCGACCTAAGCTTCCTCTCATTCACCCGTACTTCTTTACCAGCCCTGGTAATAAAGGTAGAAGCACCGCCTCCATCCTGGTACTTCTGCTTAAGAAACTGAATGTCGTTGTCTATTGCACTCTGCTGGTAGTCAAGGTCATGCTTAACCGCATCTATGATTACCATGGAGTGCTTGATAGCTTTTGCCTTCTCCTCTGGCAGAGCATTTCTTGCACCCATATCAGCGATAAGGTTCGTTATCTTGCCCATCTCGTTCTGCTTCATGCCTGGGTTCATAAGTCTGCTGTCATAAGGTTTACCATTTTGATCGTATTTTTCTCCATTAGGCCCAGTCTTAATGTCTTTAACCTTATACTGCTTGCTATCAAAGCCAACAAGAGCCTTAAGCTGAGGAGCATTCTCTACATGATTCTTGCTGAGAGGTATGCAGACAACAGTGTCGCCGTCGGCATCAGCTCCGGATAATCTCTGGAATGAATCTGGATGAAGTCCAATAGCATCTGGGGCATTCTTCATCACTGCCAGTGCTTCTGCATTATGATTATTAACTTTTACTTTCGGAATCTCCGATATATCAGCATGAGGGAATCGAACAAGAGCAAGAGTGTCGCCTTCTGTATACGTAGGGGCGTAGACTTCATTGGGCTTAAGCGAAGGAATTGCAATCAGAACCTTTGTAGTCTGATCATTGAAGCCTCTTGCCTTAAGATGTGCAGTTGCAGAGTCACAATCATCTGCAAATGATTCAAGCATTGATCGCTTAAGTGACGGGTTAGTAAGCTTACAAATCTCATCGAACTCCTTTACCTTATCGTCATAGGTAAGGGCTAGTCTTTCGTGAATAATGCCGACAGGCTGCTTAGATAGCATCTGTGCAGATATGGTTTTATTCCATTTGCCCCAGTCTCCCTCGTCATTAACCTTGTTGATGGCACGAAGCTTATCAGTTTCATTTCCATTTTGATCAAGGCAATAAGACTGGCCGCCAGCATCGAACCTTTTTATGTTGGAGCCGAACGGATTGTCCATATCGATAGAGCCATCGCTCTTTCGCTCAAGCTTTTTGAACACATCGTACTTGTCAACATCCGACTTCTTTGTCGTATTGTAAACGACGTCATAGCCATCTGGTACATTGTCAGAATAGACTGCCATGCCTTTAAGATAATGAGAGCCGTCTACGCCAACTCGAACCTGAGAGTACATAGATCCGCCAAGAGACAAGTCTTCAACTCCACGACGAATCTGAATAACGCCTTCTCTATCAGCTCCTGTCGTACCATCGGCCCACTTATCATCGCCATAGTGTATTTTGATACGATCAGAACTGATGCACTGTATAGGCTTTATGCCAAGAATTTCTTCGCCATCGCCTTTGGCATAACTCTGAATTGTCTTGACTAAAGTTGGATCATTTTGAACAGTTGCCCAATCAGTGTCCGGAGCGCCAAGAACTTTAATTGTTGTTTTCTTTCCTGGATTACCGACCTGATCAACTTGAATTTTGTGGTATTTATATCCTTGCTGTTCAAGCATCTTACGAGCAAGATCCATACGGTTGGCGCTTACTCCGTTTGTGGCACCTTCAACGATAACGTCATATTCGGTACCTGGTCCGATGTCCAAATACTTCTTTTCATCGACTTCCTTTTTGAGCATCTCTGCTACTTTGTAAGTCTTATCAAGCTGTACATTATGGTCTTCTTTCTTGTAAAGACGGACATTAGACAAAGAAGTGTGAAGACGCTCTGCTATCTCTTTATCTGAAAGCCCTTGAGCAGAAAGCTGAGGAATTGTCATCAATGACTTCTTCCTCTCATTCTTCTCAAAAGAAAGTGCTGCTCTAAGATCGCCGGTGGACGGCTCGCCTTTCCAGTTAACAAACCCAAGAGCCTTAGCTCTTTCAGATTCACTTAAGCCTTCAGCTTTAAGCCTTTTAACCTGAGCAGCCAAGCTATCATCATGCTGATGAGGAACATCTCCAGAGCCCCACGGATAACGACCGCTATGTCCACCATGCTCGTGACCAACACCGTAATGCATAAGCACTTCGTCATTAGCTTCTTCGATGCTGCCTACTAAGTCATTTTGATAATCTTCGTACTCTTCAATGTAATGCATCAAGAGATCGTCGTTAGCATCTTCTATGCCAACTAAGAAATCCTGATCATCGTCAAACATAATCGTTGATTCCATTTCTATCTCCCTTCAAACGCCATTAGAGCTTTATTGAATTCAACTATCTGATCAATTATCGGAAACAGGATTTCACTACTTGGTCCTGCATACAGGATGTCTTCATTTTGATAGATCCTGAATTCAATCTTCTTAATCTGAGAAGGCTTAACCTTATAGTCCAGACAGAAGAAAGCGGCATAGTTTTCAAGCTGCACGAACGAAGCAGGAGTTGTTCCTGTCTTAAGATCTGAGATTCTTAAAATCCCTTCTTTGTCGCTCCACGATATGGCATCTGCAGTACCGTAGAAATCTGGTGAGTAATAAAGTAGAACTTCAGGATCAAGCCTGAAGCCAATTGTGTCGTTCACATAGTTCATAAGATTCGGGAAGAGGCGATCAATGTCGACAGCGTTTGCAGGAAACTTATTTTGAACAGTTAAGTATCTGTAAACTCCTCGCTTGTCGTTCTTCTGAATCTTAAAATGCTCAGTTATGTTATCTGCGGCATATTCATGAAGTTTAGTTCCGATAGCTGCGGCATAGCTGCTCTCTTTCGCCTGGATTAATTTCTCAATCGTATAATTTCGCCAAGCGTATTTTGATGCTCCGCAGAAGGCGTGAGTGTTCTTAAGATGTGAATAGTCTTTCCAGATCATTCATAACCTCCTCTTTGTTTTCAGGAAAAATAAAAGAAGCAAATGACATATCTGCCATCTGCTTCACTCTGTAATCCTGATTTGGCCTATGCGGCGCTTTAGAATCTCGCTTCACCTCAAGAGCTGCCCATTTATTTTGATACAGTATCAAAAGGTCAGGACTGCCTTGAACTTGTAAAGGATCTGTTTTATAGATGATGCATCCTGGGAACTTTTCTCTAATCTCTTTTTTTAGTCCCTTCTGAAATGCACTTTCGCTAATCATCTTAAAACATCTCCTTTGAAAAATAATAGAATAGCTATTTATTGTCATACAATAATTACCCATTCTCATTATCTATTCTATTATAGGCGATGTAATTTTTGCGCTTTTCTAAAGCCCCAAAAAGGCCTTTTCGTTAAAGTTTCTCTTATTTGCTAGTGCTCTTGATATAGCTGCGTCAATTGGGGCTGGTGATTTGAAGTGATAATAGTAAAGTTTATTGAAGGGCGTGTTCATTCGATCGATTCGACCTGCTGCTTGAATTGTCATTCGATAACTGTAGTTCTGCGAATAGAAAACTATAGCGTTTGTCGTAATGCAGTTCCATCCTTCGGCTCCTGCAGAATACTGAACAAGGTACACCCAAAGGTCAGAGTCTGGAATCTCTTCGTGCTTTATTCCATTCCACTCTGCCATTTTGATAGTTGGCATTGTAGTTGATAAATGCTCTTTGATCATCTCCAGTTCGTAGGTGTAGTTGTAAAAGACGATGAGCTTCTTATGATCCATTATGATCTTACTAAGAGCTTTAAGTCTACTCGGATCGGCATTCACAACTTTCCTAAGGAGATACATAAGCTTTCCTGTTTCGTCAATTGGTACTTCGTCATAAATATCCCAACGATCCTTAAAGATTCTCATATACGACACTTTATCGTAACGACACATAACCATCTTATGAACCTGCTCTGCGATCTTCTTATACCTCATCCGAACTAATATGTCGTTTCGATGAGCAACAAGAATTAGCTCGTTAGTATATCTGTCAATTTTAGGATAAGTTGTATAAGGATTCATAATGCAGTGCTCTCTATAGAAATCAGTCTTATACCTGTAAAAGCCGTTAGCCATGAAAACAGGAATATAATCTTTCCAAGTGTCGCCAGGAGTAGCAGACAACAGTATCCACTGATTCCTTTTCGCAATCTGAAGAAATGCTTTTACCCAAGCACCAGATCCACTAACCCTCTGTTCGTCGAAAATGAAAAAGGCGCCGTAAATATTACGGTACTTCTTAATGTTGTTCCATGAATCAACAACCATTTTGATCCCACAAACGCTAAGAGATGAATCAGTGCTAATCTGAAACGGAACAGCTTCGCCTTCCCACTCAAGAGAATCTCGCTTCTTTGCAGTGGTTATAATATAAAGATCCCGAGGAGAGACTGGCTCTCCCCAAGATCCTTCACCATTTATTTTGATAGCCCCACCGCAGACTTTTATAAAGAAATAGGCAAGAGCGGTTCTACTCTTGCCTGTTCCAACATCACCACAAAGTATAGATCCGTTCTTAAGTTTCTCTATTGCCTTCAACTGGTGAGGATATAATTCCATTTTGATCCCTTTCTTTAGATGCCGAAGATCTCCTTGTACTTTTCAAGTACTGGATTCATACGGGCCGCATCGGAGGAGCGTCTCTTGTCTACTTCTTCCTTGCTCATAAGATGCACAACAAGAGTGTCAAGATAAACACTAACTCCGGATCTGCCGCGGTTCTCATAGCTGGAGCCATGAACGTGCATCTCACTGCTTTCGATCCAGGCACTGTCAAGCTCAGCCACATTTTGAGCAGTAAGCTTGATTGCAGCTCCTTCAGGAGTAATCATAGCGATCGGAACGGTGCCAAACCGGTAATCCACTTTGACCGTCATATATGTTCTAGGCGGATCAATGTCATTCTGAGACTCAGGCTGCCAGAGACGAACACCGTCTTTTGAAAGCTTCTCGACAAGCTGCGGATCGTTCGAAATGTCAATCTGAAACTGTCTCTGATCAGGTCCCCACTTTTCACCACCGAAATCTCTGTTACAAATCTTCGCATCCTTAAAATCTAAATCAAACACACGTGCCATAGGTTTATTCTCCTTTTCTATTTTGATCGTGTTAGAACGGAATTTCCTCTTCTTCCGTTTCTGGTACATTCATAAAGCTCATGTCAACATACGGTCCTTCTGCTGTGAAGCTGTCAAAGTCTCCGTATTTTGATATTGTGTCTACTGCCTTATCGACCTGCTTTCTGTAAAAGCTTTCGTCGATATCTGCTTCTTTACCGAGTTCCTTTACGACTTCAGATTCAAGCCACCTGAAACCTGTAGTGCTTTCTGCGGCATAATACTTGCCATCTTTCTCACGGTATAAAATGCCGCCACCGCATCCAGGCTTAATTGGGCAGAATTGGCCTGTTTTACCTACGAACACATAATTATGCTCTCCTTCAGGTAAATCCTCATTAAAGTCCAAATACAGTGCTGTAGAAGTATTCTTGGTCTCACAAAGATCATCAAATTCGATAGGCTCATGAGAGAACAGTGTTTTGAACACATATGGAACCTGGAACTGCTTTCCTGTTGCATCCCATTTACCTGCCATATCCTCATTAACCGGCTCATCGGTATACTTACAGACGTAAACCGCGTCGTTAACAAGACACAGCCTCTCGAACCTATGCTCAATCTCGAATGTATACCCATACTTCTTACCGAACTCCTGGATATACGTTCTGATCTTGTCGTCAGGATGAAGTATTTTGATAGAGTCTGTTTTGCAGTGCAGAACAGTGTAACCCATTTCCTGAACATTAAGCATCAGATCGATCATGAACAATGCACCACGCTTTGCAACCCAGTTGTCAACATTTCTTGGATCACGAAGCGGATGTGAAAACTTGGCTGCAGTAAGACCATATACAGAATTGATAGCTATTTTGAGCGCAAAAGAAAGGGCCTTTGCATCAGCATCAGAAGTTAGATACTTAGCAAGTGCTCCATCGTAAAGCCCACGTAACTTGTCATATTCTTTATGCTTCACCATTAATCTCAAATCTAACAGACGTTTGAAATTCGGTGTGAACTTGCCAAAGCCATTCTTGGCAATAATCGTTGACGGGTGATGTGAAGCTGAGTCGTCGGATTCGGAAAGTCCATACATGCCGTGTTTAGCCCATACGAATCCACCTTCTCCTGGATCGTAGCCTCTGTAAATTGATTTGCCGGTGATGATAACGTCCTTACTGATGTAGCGACTCTTATCAATACCTCGACTATCAAACTCGTAGCCAGGAAACTCTTCGGCAAGATTTGGATAAACGAAATACTTCTGAGGATTCTTTTCGTTTCCGACAATAAGTTTCGTAGTAAGATCGTTAGTGCTGTCGTTTGGTACAGATCCTGGTCCCATTAAGATGTTAGCAAGGTCTACAAGTATAAGCCGCCCTTTATATGCCGGCTCATTATGATAGAACACGGCTTCTGTTGCTATCACGTCATTCTTGCAGTAGCTTGCCACAATGTCCCATTTTGATTCAGGAACTGGTTGATCCCAAGGAAAGTTAAGTTCCTGATGATGAATGCCGAGTCTTATCTCCCATTTCTTGAGTGATATCTTCTCAGGACAGAAGTCAAGAATATCTGTATAAGATAAGTGCTTCGCTTCTCTAAACTTGGCGTGCTTATCTTTCCCTATGATTGCCTGAGATATAAGAAATACCTCATGTGTAGACTTGCCCATGTAAATAGCGTACGTAATGTGGTTATCGTACTCTTTACAGTTAAATCCTACTGCTCTGTATTTCTTTGGATAATTTATGCCAAAGATCTTGGCAACATCATCTGGAGTTGGATTAAAGAGTGAAATGACAGGATTGTCCTCTCCTGCAATCTTGTAACAAAGAAGAACAAGATTCGGGAAGACTTCATAGTCGAAGAACATAAGAGGCGCATCGTTGTAGTTATTATTGTAGCTGCCTTCTTTCTCCGACGACAGCCGCAAGTTTCTAGCAAGTTCATATGCCTTCTCTTTTTGATCGGAGTTGATGGAAAAGATAATAATATCCTGACGTATGTCATTAATATCGTACGTAAGACCAGCATTAAATGCCTTTGTTAAGACTTCATCCATCTTTTGAATAGTCTGAAGTCCAGTTTCTTTAGTCCCATTTTGAAGAAGAGTAAGAATCGCATTTCTAACATTCATCTCCTCTTCAGCAGCCCTTTCATCAATCACCGGCGTTCCTCCCTTCTTTTCGTCAGTGAATCTATTTTGATCGTCAGTGCCGCTTACTGGTTCAGGCAGTGCTTCTTGAAGCTGCCGTACGAGTTCTTCTCCTGCTTCAGCCATTTCTTTCGAAGGACTATTGTCAAAAGAAGCGTTGCCAGACTTAAACTTCATAAGACTGACTTGCTTTAAGCATCTAGCTGATTGATGAGACGAATTAGCGGCAAATGCTTCAATTTCGTTTTTCATGTCAGATACGTCATATGCTAGTCCTGAATCATAAGCTCTATCTAAGATCTCTTTGATCCAGTCCACATTTGATGTCGTATCCGCATGAATCTCTTTCGCTAAACACCTCCTTATCGTCGTTCTAAGACCTTTTACCGTAAGCGGCACATTGTCTGTTTTTGGCTTTGCTTCTTTAAGAGGCAGCCCAGTACTTATCGTAGCTATCTGAAGATCGTTGCATTTTGATAAAAGTCTTCTGTGAGGACAGTTAACTTTTACCTCAATGTTCTCGTCATAGATTCTCGACAGCTGGTCTACGTCTCCATCGTAATTATAATAAAGATGAATGCCTTGTCCGCTTTTGCTTACTTCGGCGTAAGTCTTTGGAAACTTGTTCGCCACTTTAAGACTAAGTTCGAGACTTTTGTTTCCATTTTGATCCTTAAGATCAAAGTCCATCTTTATTACCTGCTTCGGAAGAAGAAACCAATGGAGTTTATGCGGGTCAATGTCTTTTAACTTTGTTTTGCACTTCGCCCAGCTAGTTTCAGGATCACCATCTCTTTCGCCACCAACTACAGCATACTGAGCAGGAGCATCTGGAAACTCTTTATCAAGTACGGACGAACCACAAGAGTCGTTAAATGTTAGCCAGGAAAGATCATTTTGATCGATGCTAGGCTTAGACGAACTGATTCCCATAATCTTATCAATCTTAAGCCCACAAAAAACATGACGCTTAGTTCCTCCGTCGGTCCACTTTATTGGTTCATACGTTTCAAAGTATTCTTTTATTTGTTCAGTAAACGCAGGTCTTGTCGGAGGATAAGACAGACCACTATCCTCGCAGTACGCTTTGTACATGTCATACAATTCGTTTCTAGTGATAAGTCCAGAAGTTCCGGCAATCTTTCTGGATATATCATCCATGTAATCGAACATGAAATTTCGAAGGTAGTTGGTCTTTTTGATCATTGCCTCTGGTATGTACTCTTCGTAATAATCTCTTCCAAGAGACATATACACATCATAACAGTGCTTAGCAATTGCGCCGATTTCAAAAGTCATCATTCTGACTTTTAAGTCACGATACAAACTCGCCGGTTTTATCTTCCTTCCACTTGGATACACATCAAGTAATCTTCTTGATATTCCGAGCTTAGTATCATGAATGTCTACAACATGATTCGTTGCCAGCAATAAAATGGCGTTAGATTTGATTGTATACCTTGACTTTCCCTTTTCGTTTATGACAACTTCTTTATGCGAAATAATCTCATTAATGACAGGAGACTCAATCTTATCGATTCTACCGTCGTCCTGAATTGCCAGAAGAGGATTGTCTTTAAAATCAGCTGTCGCAAATTGATCAGATTTACTAACGAGCCCGCTGGCAGTAAATGCATGCCAGTATCCGCTAAACATTACTTTAACAAGATCCAATATGGTAGACTTTCCAGATCCAGGATCGCCATACAGCACAAGACACTTTTCAATCTTTTTAGAGTCACCAGCATATATTGAACCGATAAGCCATTCTATCTTTGCTCTGTCGTCTTCGCTATAAAGAGTACTCATGAGTTTATCATAAGCTTCTGTAATTCCGCCATTAAGATCATAGGACAACCTTTGTGATCGATACATTTGAGGAGTGACTTCCGTAGACTTGTACGTCAATTCTGTATCAAGTTGAACATAGTTATGATTTTGAGGAAGATTAACAAACCACTGATTGAATTCCTTTAATCGATTCGTGGAGCTGTCGTTTATGTAACTGCCATATACAAAACGCCCGTCATTATCTGCCCAGCGATTTAATGTCTTGCTGTATATATAATGCTCTTGTAAAAAGTTTGTAATATCTCGATCAATAATTTGATACACCATCGACTCGTCAGTTGACCACATGTTAGTGTCTGGATCAAGAACCGCATAAAATTTGCCGCCTTTTTTCATAAGGTCGTTGCCAATCATTAAATACGTCGGAGTAATCACCACGCACTGCTCTTTTTTACCGTTTATTTTGAGCTCAGAAATGACGGCTTTTATTTTTACAAAATGTCTAATTTTGCTCACATCAACGACCCACCTCTTTTCGTATAAAAATTCTCGCTAAAAAATAATTCATTACATTACACTATGTTTCATATTACTCTCTATAAAAATGATTTTTTCTCATGAGAAAAAATGAAAAAAAAGTGTAATTTTGTAAGGAATGCCTAGAAACCCAGTATTTATGCGGGTTTCCGGCATTACACTTTTCATTACATTTCATTACAAAATTACACTTTTTTGAATTTTTGTCGTCAAGAAATCGCGGTTTTTTTTATTTTTTTATATTTTTTGACGACGAAAAATATTTTTGGCCAAAAAATGTAATGTAACTTTCGGCTATTTTTCAAGCCATTTTTACTGGTCAAAAGCACCGTTTTCTACTGCCACGTCAGCATATTTAAGCAACATATCAACGACATTAGATTTTGTCATATGAAAGCGTTTAGACAGCTTCTCTAGCTCCTCTTTACTTTCCTTTGTGGTCCGCATGGTAAAGCGATATTCTCTCACCGGAAGGCCTACTTCAGAGTTCCTTGGACGCCCTCTTTTATGCCTCTTTTCGACTTCATTTCCCACGAAAATTACCCTCCATTTTGATCAGATTTTCTCTGATTTCTCCTGTTTTACTGCACGATTATTTCCCCGATTAGTGAGCAGAGCGGTCATGTCAAATGCGAAATCAGTGACAACTTTAAGCCCAAAAACCGCCGCAAAAGCCATCCCACAAGTGAAACAAGTACCTGCCCAAGGATGTTCAGAAAGCATTTTTTTCATGATATTTTCCCCTTTCTTTATGTCTATTTCACGTTAAAATTAGCCCGTAGCGGACTATATTATACCTATGAAATGCCTAAAATCAGTCCAATATGTACTATATTTATACCTATGTTATACCTATTTTGATCCAAAAACGCCACATTTTCAGCCCACTTTGTGCTATCAACGATAGTAATTCTCCGAAATATACCCGCAAAGTTGCATCCAAATGTCCACTTTTCGCTGGTCTCTGCCACGCGTTTTAAGTGGAAACGGAGAGCCGGAACCATCCGTTTTGAAGTTTCGACTCAGCCAATTTCCTATCTGTTGATGCACATAATCAGTATTAAAATTGTCATCTGTCATGCGCATCAAGTCCAGATTCTCGATCATAAGCCAGAACCATTTGGCAACATTATGAGTAACTCCGTCGTACATAAGCTGCTGATCACAGTCAACGGCAAGGCTTATCATCATTTCTAGTACTGAGCAAGGTATTCCTTCCTTATAAAATAGGTCAGGAATAAGGTTCTCATCCATATATTCCATGCGAAGTCTAATGCCGTCATTCGCTCTATTTTGATCCATGGCAATCCCATAAGTGAATTCTATGGAATGAAGTTCGTTCAAAAGTAGTGAATAGTCATAATACGGATACATATGACCATCAATCTTATCAAGAAGCCACTGATAGTAGTCGTAAATGTACCAACCTACTATCTTCGAAACCTTTGCCATAGGTACATCACCTCCTTCCTATTCATGGCAACCGTTCATTTTGATACTTTTAAGCCCAATCAGTTCTAATAAGAGCCCAAAATCGCTATAAAATCACTATAAAAGCACTATAAAAACCACTAAAAACCGTTAAAAACAGTTAAATTTCACCAATTCACGGCTCCTTGTACGCATATTCGATCCGTTCCACCTTATAATCGACTCCATTTCCAGGATCACGCACATAAATCGTGTCAACTTCACTGTAAGGATCAGTGATTCCACTCTTTTCAAGCGCATCGCCAAGAAGCTCTTCCGGATCGTATACTTCCTGGCCATCTTCAACAAACGAAAGAACTTCATCCTCTGTATACCAGCAAAGTTCGACCTTATCGTGGTGATTGTAGGCAGGATCGTCGAATTCTTCCTCTGAAATAAGTCTTGGTCTCACTTTTTTGCTCCTAACGTCATTATAATCTTCCTCTGGATGCTCTTTTTCAGCCGGATCAACAGCCGAAGCAGCCTCATAACGTACTTTTTCAGTCTTTCCAGCGCTCGGATCGTACGGTTTCCTATAAAATTGCGTGTAATCGATAGCTTCAACGTTCACTTTATCGGAGCCAACGACTACACGATTCCCGTTTTCATCCCTTTTAGTGATCACCTTTCCTGGAGTACTGTACGATGCACTATATCCAGACGATTTTGATGCATCACTGCCAGAACCAGAATAACCAGATCCCACGCCAGGACCACTAACATCATCCGGCTTAACATACTGAAGATTTTTAGCAAGTTCTCCAGCTTCATCGCGAGCCCTCAGCTCATCGACATATTCTTTCATCGATTTTATTTTGTCTTCAGCGATTTTCTGCTCCTTTTTAGTCACATAGTCCTTCGTGATGAAATAAGCAGCAGTACCGCCAACAGCAAGACCAAATAAAAATCCTACGAAACCGGATCCTTTCATGCCATCACCGCCTCATCAGAAATACGAATATCGCCAGCAACCATACCAGAATCATCTGCATTAATACTGACACGACCGCCATGGAGTCCATCAGCTTTTGCCGCCTTCTCTGCCATTTCTTTCATTTTGATAAGGCTCGTGATATCACCATGGATATTAAGTTCCAGAATCACTTCATCGTACTTATGTCCATTAATGAACTGGCGATTAATTTGAGCCTTTATGCCAAGATCAGGATCAGGTCCCATGCCTTTTACCCAGCCAAGACGAGCACCTTCTACTGTACGCTCAGTTCCAAGAAGGTCCCTAAGGTCGTTTTCAATAGCCCAGCCACGAGCACGAACAAGATTTCTAAGATCATCCTGAGCGATAAGAAGCGTTCTAAGATCGATGTTGTTGTCACCATCAAACTGCCCACAATGCTTATCAAAGAGCACATATCTGCATCTTGGCACGTTATTTTGAGCAGCTTCTCTCTCTGCTTCAGCCACTTCATGAGCATCAAGAGGAACCTTTTCTTTCACCTTAGTTACTTCACCGGTATCCGGATCCTCTTCTTCTCTTTCTACTTCTTTATAGCCATACTTGCACATCCGATGATTCTCTTCACCGTTCAGCTCGATATTCCGCTGCTGATACTCATCAAATGCCGTTTTTAGGCCCGTATAAGCGCCAGAAAGCCCCGCAATCCTTCCAGCCTGAATATTATGCATCCCAATGAAACAAGCCGTAGAAATGCCCATAAACGCCACTGTAGGAGCATATAATTTAACGAATCTGCAGCCAGTTCTGATGTACACTTTACGAACATCCTTTTTGATCTCTTCTTCAGTCCTTGTACGAACGAGATCAGGAGCTTCAGAATCACCGGCACCATCACTAGATTCAGCACCAGCATTCTCTGCATTATCTTCATTTTGAGCAGCTTCAACAACTACTACTTCCGCTTTAGCGACTTCAAGCTCAGATAAATGCTGCTCAAGGATCTCATCGTGCTTCCTTGCAGCCACGATAGCTGTAACAACAGCTCCGCCCATAGTTACAATTCCGCATACGAGCAGAATCTCTGGTTTCTTTTCAGACAGCTTAAGACCTGCCATACCCATTTTTGTACTGATTGATTTTGAAACGTTGGCTAATACTTTTTTAAAACCCATAGCCTTACTCCTTTCTTTTATTTACGATAGGATTAATAGAAAACAAAAAGAAACAAAAAGAAACAAAATGAGGAGAAGATGTAACTCGAATACTGAATCCGTTTACACTCTTCTCCTCACTTAGCCCGTTGTAAAAATTGTTAGCGATTATGATTCATATGGACCTTTTCCGGCCAGCCGTAATATGAACTCCAATAGTATCCTAAATAAGTCTACTAGCAAAATTGCCGATATTATCGGATGGTCGTTAATAAAGTTTCCAAGATGATCCTGAAATTTCATTTGTAGCTTCTCCTTTCTACAACTTTACAATAGTGTGCATTATACGAAGTGTAAAAAGTACGAAGCCATTTTGATACTATATTGCAACCTCTTTATAAGCGAGATAGAGCATGTTAACAAAACTTTCACGGTCAACAGGATCACTAAGAACAATCTTATACTTCCTGAATTTGCCGTTAGCTTCCGAATGAAGCCCAATGATATACTGATCACGCACCTGATCGCGTTCAACGATAATAGTTACATCAGGATGCGACTTAATAAACTTCAGAAGCACATCCTCATATGAAACAAGATCATTCATTTTGATACTAACAACTCCTTTCACCACAAAACTAAACTAAACTAACCTAATTCCACATCTCCTGAAAAGCCTCATAGCGATCAGCATCCGTTTCGGTCTCGTCACGGTGCTTCACTTTAGGCTCAAACCATCCGCACGGCTTTTCATACTCGTCTTCCTCCATGTTTTCATGAGCTTCATGCTGACACGACTGTCCATTAAGCCCGAAATACCACCAGCAGCTTTCACAGCTGTCTTCGAATTCATCATTCATTTTGATTCACCTCCGATCAGAACCTCTTTAAACACATTTTTCTCACGTAGTGTGAACTCTTTATAAGTATCACGACTATCACTGTACGATGGTATTAATTCATGAAAATCGTAATCGTCGCCAAGAGTTTTGAACAGCTTTGTTATAGACCGTTTCGTTATAAGATCCTCATCCTTCACTCCTTGCATAGAAAGAAGATCCTTAAGCTCTGATACTTTCATCGCTTTCATTTTGATTCACCCTTCTCTTTCATGTACGATTTTCTGGCCTCATTCTTCTTACAAAGTTCCAAAGGTGACTCTCCAGGATCTTTATAGTAATCGTCTCCATACACATCAATTAACTTTACAAGAAAGTCTTTAGTGATAACGCTGTCTGGAGCGCCACTAAAAGTTGCAACTAACATGTAAACTAAATCATCAGCTGGAATTGCTTTCATTTTGATTCACCTCCATAAAAACAGTTCACATTTAAGCAACTATCCGATCAAGCCTCTCTTTGCCCTTATAGTTCTTAAGTTCCTTATACCAGTTATTGAATGTTCCATTATGAAAATGCATGTTCACTATGTCGCGAACCATCTTTGCTTCATCGTGATCCGTGGTGGCAAAGATATATCGGCTAGGGCGCTGTGTAGTAGCAACTGTATACTGTCTCGACCCAGTTTTGCTTCTCTTTCTCACATAGATATTGGCATGATACACATGATCCTCTTTCTTCGTCCTCATTTTGATCCCACTTCTCCTTTCATTTGTTTCACTCACACTATCTTGCCAAGCTCGCCCACTAACTTAGCTCGAAAAGAAAACTAAGAGGAGCTGATCTTACTGACCAGCGCCTCTTTCAATTACCAATATATTCTCAAGTTCTACACCAAAGATAGCCGAAAGTATGACCAGATTGTCAACTGTCGGCAGCGAATCTCCGTGTACCCATTTATAGATAGCTTGTGGTGTGTTAAATCCGAACACATTTTGAACGTCTTTAATCATCAAGTTATTCGCATCCATGAGCCTACGGATGTTCAACCCTGTCTGCCGAACGTTTATCGTTGGTATGTTCATTTTACTTTCTCCTTTCTTGAGCTAAGTTTATGGTTCATTTAAGGAGCTGTAGTTTTTACGTCGTCTTTTACTTCGGGCGGTTCAAGTCCAGTAAGATTACGATATGCCTCTTTAGCCCTTTCTCCACCTTCCGTTTTATCAAGAATCTCCATTAGTTTCTCTGGAGTGAGCTTATTTTGACATCTTTTTCTCCAATCTTTTATTTCTCTCACGAAATCCTCCTATATGGCCTCACAGAATGAAAAAAGCTCATAACTTCGCTTGTCACCTTCACAGAATGCCCAAATTACGCCCATATCGCCCCATTTCCGGCTTTTTCTATATACTTATGATATTCTTCCTCATACAGCACAATAAAGCCCAGAAATAAGGCAAATACGGGCTTATTTTGACTAGAATAAATGCTTGTCACTTTTCCAGCCTTTTCTCGGTTCTTCGTACTTATCAGTACAATAATGCAGATTTTCCTCTTCACCGAGAATCTCTTTTGCAATATCCTGGTAAAGAGTAGATTGTTGCCTATACCAGTCAGAGATGTCATCAGCGTCGTACTGCACGACTTCCTTTATAAACACGGCGAAATAGTCTGTTCCTCCAGGTGTGCTTAGTGTCTTCACACCTTCGAACACAGGATTATCCCTAAAAGCACAAGCGATAAGATCCGCTTTACTAACATCGTCTGTACTTGGAGGAACAATTATTATTTTGAGAGTCACATTACCAAAATCCTTTTCTTCAGGAAGAAGTCGACATAATGCGTTTGCTTTGTCTATGGATTTAACGTATATTCTGATTGCAGGATATTTTTCTCCGTTATTATACTGAATCTCTATATCAGGATCCGGATTGAATAAGCAGCAAAGCTTCCTATAATAAATAACCCACGGAGATGCAAGTTTCATTTCGCTTCTTTTTTCGTCAAATGCGTTCATTTTGATTCCTCCTTAAAGGAAAGCCATGCAACTTCCTCCAGTTATTCGTTGGAATACTGCCATATGCAAATAAATGTATCACATCAATTGGTGGATTCCATCGGACTTCGATTGTGACAGTCCTCTCAGGAACTATAACTTTATTTTCCGTAATGAAATCGATGGCAGCATCTGGAACGAAGTTCGAAGTGAACTCTTTCACGTCTCCTAGCATAATAGTTGTTCCATCAGGCTGCTGAATGTATAACTTTGGAAGTTCTTTTTCTACAGTCATTTTGATTCACCTCCAAATGAAAGGCATGATCCTTTCCAGAAATAATAATTTCATCGGAACTTCTTAAAAGCTCTCGTAATATTTTCAACGTGATATCGAAGACAAATTTCCGGAGATATTTGTGTATTTACAAACACTTTATCTTTAGTTGCTAATCCAGTTTGGATTAATACATCCTGTTTCCTTTTATATCCATCTTCAATACTAATAATAATTCTATCTTGCCAATCTGCTGGATATTTCATCTGCATTCTTAATATATTTCTACCTAATTCATACATACAAATTGGTTGATCACTTTCACCTGATGAAAAGTACATTGAAAAAATATTGCATTTCTCAATCATGTCGAATTCCCAAGCTATTTGTTGTATCGCTGCAGATTTGTCATGGATTGGAAAATTATCCCGGCGTGGATTAAACAGTACAAATAAACCTAAATCATTTTCATAATATTGATCGTTGTATAATGTATCAATTACTTGTTTTTGCCAATTTTTGCAGTTAACTATTCCGCCTGCTAAAAAAACGGTTATATCTTTGTCAGATGGTTCATATCGTTCCGGTGCAGTAATTACTCTCATAAGATTCCTCCTTTAACTATCTTTTAATCTAATCATATCTATAGATCCATGCGCAAATACACGTAACCATTTCCCGCACTTTGGACATTTTATTCCGATCCACATGTCTTTCTCCGGCTTTTTGACCATTACAGCCTGAGTAGCACGTAAACATTCACACGTAAGGAATACATGATGCTTACGTAGATCACTATAAAAATGCGGAAATCCATGAGAGTCAACAATCACTGGCTTAAATTGATCCTCCATTTTAATCTCCTTTCTAACTAAATCTCGACTCATCCGCAGTCCATTCACCAGTATCAGGATTTCTTCTCCATATCTTCTGATTTGTTGACCCAGCCCACAAATACTCTGGATCAGCCATTTCACGAATAAAAGGACCGTCAACGATTACGTCAACAAGTCCTTCTTTCACAATCGGCTCATCTTCAATTTCACGAAAATAATAGCCCGTATACATCCATATAGTTTTCTTGTCACCAAATTTGACACGAAACATACGACATATACGAGCTATTTCTTCTCTATTTTGAGGATACATAGGATCACCGCCAGAAAGAGTAAGACCATCTATTGCTTCTCTTTCTACGGCATCAAAAACTTTCATGAGAGCACCGGCATCGAACTCTTTGCCATTTGCTGGATTCCACGAATCTGGATTTTGACACCCAGGACAATAGTGATTACATCCTGAAACCCATAGCACAACACGGGCACCCTCACCATTTACGAATGACGCTTTATCGATTCCTAAGTACTTCATAGCCGGAAGTCAGCACCTCCTTTCTATGCCGGTTTCTGCTTTTTACCTTATAGAATCCATTCTCCTTATCAGCAGCATAAGTGTCCCCATAAGACTTATACAATCCCCTAACATAGTCAAGAGGAATGATGGCATCCTCAGGAAACACCGATAATAGATCAAACAGATCCTCTCGTGGCATTCCTTTCATTTTGATTCCCACCTTTCGATAACGCCTCTACAATCTTCCTTAAATTCGCTCTTTTCTCAAGCGTCTCATCCGTGATATGGTCTGAATCCGGGTATGACTCTTTATTGTCTTCAAGAGCCTTTAAAATGTTAAAAAAGCATTCGAACTCATCGCTAGCATATCCAACAGAAACGTATAGCTCATTTTGAATCAGCACCAAATTCCATTTATTATCGTCCCAGCAGAAATTGGATTCGCATACTCTTGTATACACGAGAATAGCAATAGTGTCATCATCCATGGTTTCTGGAATATTATCTTCTGCTCCACCGTAATTAAGCACAAGTATTCCTGTCTCCCAGTCGTAATCTATCACAGTGGTCATCTCGCATTCACTAAGAGCGTTTATTATATCTTTAACTGCTTCATTCATTTTGACTCCTCCTTTCTATTTTCAAGTCCATCAGCCCAACGAATAAGAGCGTTCATCTTTCTATGAATCATTTGACGCTTTTTGTCTATGGCGTCTTCTTTAAATTTATATCGGATGGTTGTACCGCCAAATAACTTGGCATCTTTCTTGTCAACGTACCAGCCTCTTGGCTTCGATTCCAGATTAATTCCATCGGCGAATAGGACATAGCCACGACAAGTACGATCACTAAGATGTCCGCTACAACAAAACTTCGTATCATATCCTTTGTCATTAAGCATTTTGATTGGCACAATCATTTCCTCGTCACATTCGAACATACGTCCACCGCACGATTTGTTTATGCAGTCTACTGCGTATCTCAATCGCCAATTTTTATCTTTATTCTGATACACTAATACTTCGCTGGCAGAAGCTATTAGTCCGCACTTCGTGCATAAATAAGTCCCATTCATTTTGAATTCTCCTTTTTTATTTGATCAGCAAGCACAGGAGTGCCATCCTGATTCAGTAACACTGTTATCCCGCTACAATAGTTACAATGAAACTGCAGATAAACAACGCCTGTCCTGTTATCTACCACGTAAAAATAGCTGTATTTAGGTACTCCTTTAGCTAGAACCGTAACATCCGCTTTATTGTTTTCGATCGAGTAGCCAACGCTCTGCGTAGATTGCCCTTCATTACACCCAGAAAGTGACAGAACTACAGCAATCAAGCATACGACTGCTATTACTTTTAATATTTTCTTCATTTCTTTCTAACCTCCCAAATCACCATCGCGATGAACACTATTAGAAAGCATATAAGAAGCTGTACTGTTTCACCGTCCATTTTGTTCTCCTTTCACAAGTCATCCGCATCAACTAATTCATCGACAACTTCTTAATCTTCGGATCTTCGCTTTCGATTTCTTTAAACAGTTCCAACACTCTCTTCCGCCTCTCCTTTCTCTCAAGATTATGAGCTTTCTTTTGATACTTTTTAGCAACAGTACCAGAATGCAGCTTTTTGCCGTTCATACGAGCCTCTCTATACCGATCATGCTCGAATATGTACTTGCATGCTGCATAGATTGAATCACAAGGCTTAAAGTCCCGTTGCCTGTGATACGTGGCTTTTTCTGGATGATTCTTATCCACTGGCTTATCACTATGATTTCCGTGGTAAAGCAGAATCTTATCGATGTCCATACTATAAGACATCTTCCAGACGCCTATACTTGTGAAAACGTATAGAACATCTTTATCCATTTTGAACAGCATGTTCCATCCGTTTACTTTGTGATATAAGCTGCTCTTTTCTGTTTTATAGATGAAACCCATAGAGTTACAAACCGAACAAGGTATTCTGTCAGCATATTGGGCATTCACTAATCCCATTTTGACCATATGAGCTGGCAGTATCCTTTGAGCATACATGCAGCCAGGTCTATGATAATACTTACTTCCGGTGCTCATGACTCTTGGACGATTCATTGCCAATCACCATCCTTTTGAATCATCTGGGTCATATATTGTGAATTCTCTAGTAAGCCCACGCTCGTTAATGAATTCAATCAGATACGACAGCCTTATACAAGACAATTCGGTGTCTTTAAGTGCCGCAATAAGATGCTCTATGTTGACATAAATTCCAGTAAAAGGGATCTCTCGTCTATACCAATACCATGTTCCTTTAATGTCTTTCCCTTTCATTACGTGAGGATCTTTGTCCATGGCAATTGCAAGATCACTATAAATCCATCCCCATGATTTACCGGGTCTTACTTTTTCGGCAATTTCATGAGGTGACACTTGTCTATCTGCACTCTTAATAACCTCTATAACCTGATCGATCCTGTCTTTACGCATCATTTTGACTCATCCTCCTCTTCAAAAAGTTCTTTAATAGCTGTATCATAAGCCTTCCATATTTTGAAATACTGGCAGGCAATCCAGTCGACCATCTCTTCATTAACAGCCCATCCTCCAAGTGACATATTTGAATTGACATCAAGACCGGACTCAAAGAGAAATGCGTGAATAATTTCGTGAAGAAGCACTCTCTCGATAACGGACTTGACATCTTTGCATTTCACTCTCTCGTCATTTTCATCCATGTCTGTGAAATCAGTGACACAGATCTCTTTTGATGATGTATCACAGAATCCGTCATAGTCCTTAAGCCTTGAATTTTTCTTGCTGTTTGAGATTGAAACTGTATAAAACGTTCCTAAAATGTCAATCATTTTGATTCCTCCTTCTCATGAATGCAGCAAAGCATCCACTTTCGTATTCTTGTAAGACGCTGTATGACATTAATCCAGGCAGAAGCTTTATGAATTGCTTGTATATCATCTACGTTGCGTAAATTGATTTCTGCAAGATGCTCAGAACTTTTGCAGATTAGGTCTGTTACGATTACAAGTTGAATATCAGCAAGTCTGCTAGGTTCCTTTTCATAAAAATGCAAATTTGACCAAAGATCAAGCAAATACATAGCGGCATCAATGTAAATACTAATCAGCTCTCCTGGATCGTAATTAAGAGCTTTTACGTTAAATAGGACAGCGGCAGAATTAGTATTCGATGTCATAGCCGTGTACGCTTCTAAAATTGTTGACTTTAATTCGTTAAACGAGTTCATTTTGATTCCTCCAGAATTTCTCCAGTATTCCTTTAGCTGCTTCTTCATTAATGTAAAACTTTGTGTCATATGGAAGCCAATCAGTTTCGAATTCTGCACCGCATCCATTGTGGTAGTTAAAATTTCGACACCCAAAACAAAATTTTACCCACCGATACTTATTGCGCCATAGACGAATATAGTGGCGTTTACCATCTTTATCAGCCAACTTGTAGTAAACGTCTATTATATAGGTATTATTATCATTTCCACAGAAAGGGCATACTTTTACAGATTTCTCTACAATTTTTAGAGGATCAATCTTATCTGGATATTTAAGAATCTTCATTTTGATCCTCCTTAATCGGTTCGTAAAAGTCATCTTCCCCATCGTCAGGATTTAATCTTATACAAACCGTGCAAAGTGAGTGAAACGCATCATTGTTGTAATCACAGCCATCGCAGCCGCTTTCAGAAGAGATTTCGTAGAATTTATACTTAGGCTCCTCGATCTCGTCAATGGGCGTTATACCAAGCAGCTCTACGTCTCCGCCCTCGTACCAGTCATCTTCAAAGAAATAACATCCGTATTCAGTTCTCGTAGCTATTACCCTGTCTTTCCCAAGAACTCCGGTTTGTATATCAACGATTAAATCGCAGTACACCTTATGTTTGCTTGCCCATCTGTCTAAAAACGCTGATAAAAGAACATATGGAGAATCCTTGCACTCATTGATTTTTATTTTCATTTTGATTCCTCCCACAATCAATAACAGAAAACAAAAAGGCGAACCAGAAGTTAAATTTACCTAAACCTCTAGTTCGCTAGAAATTATTCAACGTCCAGTACGGTGGTCAGATAAAAGAAATCTGTACTATCCGCGGTCATACGAAACTCACTATGTCTATCTTTCGGCAGCATGGATTCTTCGTTGACCAGTTTGCACCAGTAATCCTTGGCTCCGTGCTCATATCCGTATCTATAACACTCTTCGCCATACTGGTCTCCTTTCTGTCCCATAACGAAAAACATTGCTGCCATGCCAACTGCAAGTCCAATAATTCCGCTGATAATCATTTTCTTCATGATATAGTCCTCCTATAATAGAATTTAAATATTATTTCCATTATAGGGAATGTAAATTATAAGAAAACTAAGAGGAGCTGTATTAGCCCCTCTTATTTCTCCTTTCTTTGTTAATCGAGGCAATTGCCTCTGACACCAACTTATTAGCCTCCTCTTTAGTCATGTCTCCTTTAAAGAACACCTTAATGCCATGCTGTTTCACAATAGCTATACAAATGTCAGCTATTAAGAACAGATAGCATAAAGGCACTAGACATAAGACGAGGAGCGCTATCCAAGCTATCGTCATAGTGTCAACCTCCTTTCTATATTAGGAGGTGAAAAAATTGTTAACCTTTTAGAACCTCTCTCATTTTGAAACAGTCATCCCACGAAAGCTTTTTATACTTTAGATATTCTTCACGGTTAAACCATTCTCTATAGCCAGCATAGTGAACTATTTTGATAATGTTTGTCTTCGCTGTGTACTCGTTTACGTTATACATGGATGGCATATCATGAATATGTCCAAGGCAGAACTTATTGTACGTATCCTGATCGAGGAATGTATAGACAGATTTATTAAGAGCCTCTATCATCCTGTCGTCGATCTTGTCCTCACGAAGTTTCTTAAGGTTCTGAAGCATAACACCGGCATTCGTGTAAAGGACATTTTGAGCGACATTTGATCTATCTGGTTCTCTGCTTGCCGAAAAGTACCATTTTTCAATCGGTAAATTCCATATATCAGAAACATCATCTATAGCGATCGTGTCAACATCAAGAGACAGTATACGGTCAAGTTCAGGAAACTCTTTCGTGAAACAAGTTCGAATCATAGCCATATACGTGAATTTATTTCTGTGATTAGGATTATCCGCTCTAAAATATGTCTGTTTTGAAACATTCCTGGTTGACACGATATCAGGAAGATCGTATGGAAACTTATCGTCCTCGATGAACAGCCATATCTTATCAACATCTGAATGGCATATGAGTGACTTTACAGCAGGAAGCATATGCTCATATAGGTTCCTGGTTCCGGTATAAATAGCAACTTTATTTCTCTTATTCTCATCCATTTTGATTCACCTTTCGCATACTAAGCTTCTTTTCAAGCTCATCTATTAAGTCTTTATCTTCGAAGTATAATGCCATGGACTGGACTCCTTCTTTCTCCGTCCTTTCCCTATTTACAATTGATCCTCCAATAAGATAATCTATGTGATCAACAAGATTAGGTGACAGGTTGATTCCAGAGTAGTCTTTCTCCATTATGAACTCCCGAAATATGTAATCGTCCTGTTTACGTGATTCAATTATCTTAGAGTATCTCGGATCGTTAACAGCCTTTGTGTAGAACCACTCTGCTGCAGAAGTGCCGATCTGATTCGGAATCCTAATGCAAGGAAACGAATACCACATTTGAAACGCAGGCACTTTTCCGATGCTATATCTCTGAAAGTCTTTAGTCCAGCAATATCCGTTTACAATGCCAAGAGGATAATCTGTATCAACCGTCCTTACTTTGAAATCTCGGCATATGATAACGTCGTCTTGTAAATGCCATGTAGCTTCATCCGCTTCTCCTTTTGACTTCTTAAGAGAAGTAAAGAACGAATCAAGGCATCCGAATGTGCCATCGTCTAGCATTAGTGAGATGTCATCTCCATTTATGCCTTGAGCTTCCATGGATGGAATCAGAAAATCCTCAACATACCATAGCCTTTTGGAATATGTATGAATCATAAATTTATCAGTCGAGCTCACTATTTTAATCACACTTCTCCTTTCGTTCGTTTTACTTACACTGTTTTGCCAAACTCACAGGCTCGCTTAGCTCGATAAGAAAAATAAGAGGAGCTGATCTTATTAGACCAACCCCTCTTTTTTAGTTATTTCTTACGTTTAAAAACCAGTTTCCAGAATGCCCTACCATCTTCATTGGTAACACTATCTCTCGCGTTCTTCCATGCATCGTCGGATATGCCAAGCTTGCGTGTCGCAATGGACATAGCTGCCATCACTACACGTTCCGACACAATCCAGCCAACGATTACTCCAGCTACGAATAAGCCTATACCAAACAACAGTGTCATTTTAAAACTCCTTTCTTGAATCTAGTTTTCATGGTTTCATTAAAGCGTATGTAAAAATTAAAAACTATGAATCTCAGATTCGTCTATATCAAAGACTTCAGCTGAATCATCAACGATATAATTACTATAGACCGAACCCCTATCCATTTTTAGCTCACCTTTTTTAAGCGCTCTTGCCACTTTACACGACTTACATGCCGGCTTTCTATTAGTAGTGTGCGCCGAAAACGGACATTTTTCTAAGGTTACGATGCACTGCCAGCCGAAATGAGCACCAATCCACTTACCATACTTTTGAGATTCTGCCATTTTGATCCTCCGATCTTTTACACATTGTATTCAACCGCCTCCTGCCTATTGATGAAAAAGTGTATTCCTTCACTGCACTCTTTCCATCTGTCTTCGCAGAAATCCGAGACAGTCACAACCTCGCCTACTTTGTAAATAAAACTACTGTTATAATTTGAGGCAATCTCCGTTAATCCGCATGGACTTCCGTCAATTTCTGTAATGTTTAAAACCTTTGCTTTATTACATCTGCATTTGCGTCCCGTTGCTGATAGACGTTTAGCATCTTCTGGAATTTCAAGGCAAACAATTTTGCCCGATGCCTTTTTCCACCCGATGAACATACCGAAATCGGGGCAAGCATATGGAATTAATGGCATGTTTTTGGCTCCGCGCAGGTCAGCTCTGGACAGGTCAGCTCCGCGCAGGTCAGCTCTGGACAGGTCAGCTCCGCGAAGTTCGGCTCTGGTCAGGTCAGCTCCGCGCAGGTCAGCTCTGGACAGGTCAGCTCCGCGAAGTTCGGCTCTGGTCAGGTCAGCTCCGCGCAGGTCAGCTCCGTGCAGGTCGGCTTTCATACTCTCCCAACCTTTGCAGTCTTCTTTGATCCAATGGTTGTGCTTTTCTAAAATTTCGTTTAGCTTCTCTATCATATTATATCAACCTCCCAACTACGGAAACGGGCAGTCCCAGAGCCAGTTTCCGGTGCTTCTATCATCGTCTGTAACAGTGCTGATCTTTCCACGAACCGATCTTTTAGTAACGGTATTCTACAGCTTCCTGGCGATTTATGAAGAAATGAATTCCTGCTCCGCATGCATTCCATCTATTTTCATCAAAGTTTGGAACGGATACGGTCTCACCAATTCTGTAAACAAAGCAAGGATCAAAATAGCTATATGCCTCGTTATACTCGATATCACTTCCATCTAATGCGCTTATGCTTACTACTTTTGCCTTATCACATCTACATTGCCTTCCTGCCCCAGACAATCTTCTTGCATCTTCCGGTATTTCAAGTTCCACTATAACTGGCGTAACCCCGCTTGTTTTCATCGTTGCTTTTGCCATTTTCCATCCTGTAAAAGAACCAAAATCTGGACAAATGTACGGGATGAATGGCATATGCTTAACTTTGCTTATGTCGACATTATATAAATTTGCTCCTATCATATTCGCCATATTGAGATCTGCGCCGTTTAATTTTGATCCATTCAACACAGTCATACACATTTTAGCCTTGACTAGATTAGAAAAAGAAAGATCTGATGCAATTAAACTGGCACTTGTTAAGTATGCATCTGATAGGTCGGCATTTGATAGATTTGCACCAGTCAGGTCAGCTCCAATTAAATTAGCATTGCTTAAATCAGCCCCTGATAGATTGGCGTAAAATAGGTTAGCAAATCTTAAATCTGCTCTTGCTAGATAGGCGCCAGACAAGTCAACCCCTCTAAGATCCATTCTGGTTAGAACGGCTCTCTTACCGTTCGGATCACCCTGTAACCACTTCTCGTGATTTTCCAGCACCAATTTGAGTTCTTCTGTCGTCATATTATATCAACCTCCTAACCACGGAAACGGGCAGTCCCAGAGCCAGTTTCCAGTGTTTCTATCGTTGTCAGTAACATCGCTGATCTTTCCACGAACTATTTTGAATTCCTGCACGAATTTCATGCCACATTCAATACCGTATAGAATAAGATCCAAGTCGTACTGAAGAGCTATATTTAGCCAATCTTCTTCAGAATAGCTCCACGCCTGTTTTATTGGTATTCTACAAGTAGTTATGTCGTCTTTAGTTCTTACCTGCGTATAATACCAGCATTGTTCTTCATCAAAGAATGCACGATTAGTCCCTTTAATGTATACCCAAGTTGCCGGTACATCCTCAATGAGAGCGTGCATCGAGTCATCTTCCTCGTCCTCAAACACAAATATGTCGCCAGGAACCAATTCATTTTGATGAGTTTTTGCATTGTATGCACACCGCTCAAACCCTTCTTTTAAGAATTTAAGCACATTCTCTTTTGTCCCACGAATGCCTAAGCTTCCTTCACACCAATTCGGCATCTCCCAGTTCTCCTTTCTTTGAAACTTATGCCCTACTACGATTTATTTTGATTCAGCCTGCTGCGTCATGGCTTTAAATATATCAATCACGTTTATACCCTTCTCCGGCATCTCGTCATGAATCTGATACACAAGATACCAGCCGTTAGCAACCGGAATGCAAAGCTTGTTATTTGCCTCATTTATGATTCCATCACAGAACCGATCGGCCTTCTTTGGATTCGAAAGGACGCCGTCTTCAGCTGCCATCTCAGCCATGCCGCTTTTAAACAGCTCCGAAACGAATTCAGAAAGAGAACTCTCAGTTTCTGATATCTCATACACATCAACGCCATCTCTAACGAACGGATCATTAGGACTATACGCCCCATATGAATAGCACTTGCCGTTAGGAAGCAGCATACAGATGTAATTGCCAAGTTCGTTTAATACGGCACAGAAGTCAGCAGCCATAGCCTCATCGTTAAAAGGCCCACTTTCTCCAGTCATCTCATCAAATGAATCCTCTGCAGCATTCATCATTGCCGTAATGTCCATAAGTTCCTCTTCTTTTTTAGCATTAAAGTCGATAACCATTTTGAATCTCCTTTCTAAGATCAGTCGGGGAGTATTACGTCGTCTTTTGTGATAGTTAGATGAGCGAAGTTCTCACCACCAGAATCCCACGAAATAGGTCTCACAAGTACTGTTCCATCAGGCTCCATTTTGATGAAAACCACTTTCTCAACCTCATGCCAAGTATCACTCCAGATTTCGATAATATCCCCGTGTTTTAAGCTTTTTATGTATTTATCTAATTTTTCCATGTTACTTTATTTTGAATTCACCAGGCTCATATCTCACCAGACATAATCACTTCAATGTACTCATGCCTCTCGTCGAGCTTATCTCTGTCACTCTCAATGAGATCCTCTTCCTTTATGAAATGCTCATCTGAAAGTCTAAGGGCGGTAAGAAGAGAATGAATTAACTCGATCTCTTCTTCAGTAAGCATATGGATCACCGGGCTAAGCCGAACTGTTACATCCCACTTGTTTCCGTTCCAGTTCTTAGTGGTATATGAGTTTCTCATGAAGATTAATTTTGAGCTGTCGAACGTTCCAAGCCCAACATAGTCCATTTCAATGTAGCCAAGTGGATAATCCCACTCTCTAACTTCCCAATCGTGGTCTTTAAATGCCTTTTTAAGAAGCGGGATTGTAACGGTATCTATACCTACTTCTTTCTCGCTGCTACTACCTCCGCCGCGTGTTCCATGTGGTATGCCGTACATTATTTTGATTCATCTCCTTCCTCAAAAGTTTCATCGTCTACCGGCACAGATGACTCCATTGTTCCGCCAAACTTTTCTACGAGATCCTCAAGCCCTCTTGTATACCTTTCAAGAATACTAATGTATCCTTCGAGCAGATCTACGGCATTTGTTTTAATACCATGAGCCTCGTAATCGCTCCTAATCATTTTAAGCAGCGGATCGATAGTGTCTTTTCTTAACTGTCGTCTCTCTTCTTTCAACATGGCTTTCCCTCCTGTATCTCTTTCCATTCCTCGTCGCTGAATCTAAGTGTTACATAGTGACTTTTTCCTTTGCGCTCTTTAAGTGTTCTACGTCTCGGCCTTCTTCCGGAGAAACGTCTGGCATTGTTTGATGCATGAATCGTTTTCTGAAGCGCAGACAGTACTGAATTGTTCCGACGATAGTCAAGAAGCAACGGGCTAATGCTTAAACTTAAACCAGTCATTTTGACTCCTCCTTTGATGAAGCCTCTTCAAGCAGCTTCTTAATCCAGAACTCATGAATTTCTTTTTCATATGCGAGAACACCGTTATCCAGGTAATACTGAAGAATCGAAGCGTACTCCATCAGATCATAGGCGTTCATTCTATGCTGTATTTGCTGGTCTTCATCTTCAGAACCGAGTGCCCAGAGAAGTTCATTGTCGATTGCAACACGCACCTCTTCGATTTCGTTCTCTATCATCGGTCTAAGTGCTGCCGTCTCGATGTTCTTTAACTCTTTTTCTGTAAGTTTCATTTTGAACTCCTTTCTTAATCTCCCAGTAAATTTAGTCCATATAGCTAATGTCTTCTTCCTTACTGAAAGCCCCTTTCTCAAGCTCACAAAGAAAAGCAACATTACATGCAAGATGCCACAGATGCGGTAATCCTGACTCAGCGTCAACCCCATGAGGATCATCGATATAAGAGAGTAAATGCCTGTATGCAGCGTCCATATACCTTTCAACATCTACTCTCTTCCAGTTGTCCTTACCGCCTTCAGGGTATTTTGAATTGCCGTATTCCCTGATTCTGGCAATGTTATAGATGATCTCAGACGGAACCAAGCTAACACGAGGCTTCCCTGCGTCTGCCTTCGCTTTTTGATCGGATTCGTTCTGCGGAAGATTGCCACCATTAAGCATTGAACAGATTATTTTAATATCTTCAGCACCGTACCTTCTGTAAATCTCGTATGCTAATTGCGCTGCGCTATCCGCGCAAATCGTTATGCGTCCGTCATATTTTTGTCCCATTTTGAACTCCTTTCAAACATACGTCCACGGCTGTGCATCAAGAACCGCATTAATTCTATTTTCATCGAGGTGAACATTGAACGGCACGACCTTAATGAGAGGCTCTCCTTTATACTCTGGTTGTGCTCCGATGTCTGTAGGCTTCCATATATTCCAACTCCAGGTATCCTTGATGATCACGAATCCGTTTACTTCAACACCTTCTTTATTATAGGCCTGCGTTTTAAGCTTATAATTAACTGATACCTGTTTTAAGGCGTCAAGAATCTTTCTATTTTCTTCGGCCTGAGGCTCCCTATTGTAATGCGTGTCTAAGAACTCTTTACTAAACCCTTCATACTTTAGTCCCATTTTGAACTCCTTTCCCGTATGTCCTTACTGCTGCATCTTTGCAAAAGAACTCCTCTGAGCATCTCTCCCAGTTATGCCGTTTACATAGATGCGTTGAATTGCAATAGTTCTCACAGTCCGCGCATCGGCATTTTGCTTTCGGTTTCCCGTGAAACATGTGGCTGTTATACTCAACGACATCCTCTCTTACTGTCTCGATGATGGCTCCAATTAAAACGTAAAGGAGCATAAGTCCCAGCAAACCGAGAATTATGCTCCCTAATATCGTGAGGAAGATGATTATGATCGCAGTCACGTCGGTATCGCCTTCCCTTCCTTTTCAAGCTTCTTTACAGCCTTCGTAAGCAGACCATCGACCTTAGCTGACACAACTTTATGAACCGGCATGATCCGCTCCATTTCAGATGATCGTACGACTCTCTGACAGTTGCATACCGGACACATGAATACGTATCCCGGATTTGGCTCGTCATAGTTATTCTTGAAGCCAAATCGTCTAAGCTCATATGATTTTGCCTGAAGAACAGACATACAGCTGTGACATCTGAATCTATAGGTTTCTACTTCTTCCTTTGATTTTGGTCCTCTTCTTATGATTCTCATACTTTCGCTCCTTTCCTGCACATACTTGGCATTTTTACGTTTTTTGGAATATACTTTCTTCCTTTTATAGTGAGCACTCCTGGTACCTTTCCATCAGCTATAAGAGCTCTAATGTAACCTGGAGTGAAGTACCACATTTTTGATAACTCGTTGACTGTTAGATACCCTTCCGGCGTTTCATGTACTGGCTTTTTATTTTGTACGATTTCAGCATCTACCGGAATGTATGTATGACATCCGCTTCTTATAACGCCAGGAACTTTGCCTTGTTTCACAAGAATATGAACATTGGCCGTAGTCATAAACCATTTTTTTGCTGCTTCACCAATCGTCATATATCCATCTGGTGCCTGTAAGTAGCTTTTTCCTTTTTCATGATCGCACGAGACAGGCACATACCATTTATTTCCCACCTTTACAGCTCCTTTCAGATTATCGAGACGTATAAGATTACGAACCGTAGTATCAGTTAGATCATGCAACTGACCATACTCCATAACCGTTGCATACCCTCTTTCCCGCATGAAACGATCCGTGTCCGCGGTTAGAAGGCAAAAATCGGAATCTGTCATTTCGAATCACTCCTTTCGGCTAATCACCAAAGTACGAACTCTTTAATGCAGTACCTAAGAATCAACTGCTTCTTAAATTTGTCTACAGCCGTTTCTCCTTCTGCCTTTTTCTTCTTTGCAAGTTCCGAAAGTGATGCAGCATACGCTGATATAGTCTCAGTCGGCATTGTGTAAAGAATGGTTGCGATTGCGACCGCTTTACCAAGTCTAAATGCAAACACAACAGCTATAAGAACCAAAAGAACGATTATCGCTACTTTCATTTTGAATCCTCCTCCCAATAGTCAATGTCGTCAAACACAACGGGAATCTTAGTCTGCAGTTCCTTAAGAAGCGCTGTCATAAGAGCTCTAATCTGTGGATGAGCAGCTTTACCGCATCTAAGGCGGAACACATTTCTCCATTCACGAAGATTTGTGGTCATTACGAGTTCTGTTTTAAGTGAATTGTTAAGAACCGCTCTCGCCATTTGAGGTGTCGCACCCCTCTTGATCGCCTGGAAGTACCAATATTCGCTGTCTTCGCAAGCCACTTTCCAGTCTACATAGTCAGGAGATCCATGCTCCATGCCAACAGGATATACAACAGTGATGCCGTCAGGATATTTTGAATCCTTTGAGTAATTACAGTATCTTGTCGACTCCTGAGCGTATGATGCAATTCGGTGTCTTACAATTTCATGAGATGTTCCACGATCTGTAATGAACTTGACAGATAGATTCACATGCTCAATCATGGCTTCATGTCCATTTTGAATCAGCATCCGAACGAATCTCTTTGCCGACTCGCCATCTTCTGTTATACGATCTTCGGACTTATAACAGGTTCTGCCGATCTTCTCTATGAGCTTTAATTCCTCTAAGCCGCCTTCTGAAATCGGTGTTAATATTTCATGTGACTGATCTATAATTTTCATTTTAAGTTCTCTTCTCCTTTCCACCCCATTTACCTATTTTCGTAAGGTAACTCAGCATGTTTAGTGAGATTGGGGGCACTGTCTTCTCTTTAAGATAATTCTTTTCTTTCACGTGTTCCTCTTTAGCCGCTATATAGTCTTTGCAGCTGTCATGACAGGCCGGATGTCTATTTTGACAGTCTTTACAAGGTAACTTAACCATTACTTCAACAACTCCCCAATACATAACATTAAAAAGAATAAGGCACCGAAAAACTTGTACGTATCATACACACAGTTAATCGATGCCTCATTTTGAATCAAGGCTTATCAGCCAAGATTCAGGTTTATGCTTTTTCCTCCAGATTCAGAACCGCCAGCCGAAGATCCGGAAAGCTTAGACGCAATCGAGTCGTAGATCTTGCCTACAGACTCAAGCTGCTTGTTATAGTCATGAAGAATGTCGTCCATATCGTCCTGAAGCTTCTCCTGGATGAATTCTTTAGCTTCATCCTTGATTTCTTCGCGAAGATCGGAAATTGACATCCTGCTTACCTGGTCTTTCACCTCCTGAGCGACCTTGCCTTTAATGGACGAATAGCTGTTCTTCACTGCTTCAGAAACCTGAGCCTTTATTGATTTTGAAACATCTTCGGCAATGTCATCAGCTGCTTTCTTTGCAACCTTGGTAGCAGCGCTTTCAGCAGCTTTCTTGGTTGCATCCTCGATGAGCTTGTTTGAGATCTCAATGTCTGTAGCTTTCGCAAGATCGCGAACAGACATATCCATCTTGTGAGCCATACCGTGGACTTTGATACCACAATAAATGGCTGCTCCTGCTGCAACACCTGCCGCTACTACTCCGGCAACACAAAGAATCGTCTTGCCAATGCCTTTCTTCTTAGTTTCATTTACTTCATTGTTTCTTGTTTCTCCCATGGCTTTTTCTCCTTTCATGACATAAACTTTGCCATTTTGAACTTAGTTAATTGGCACAGGACGAGGAAGCATAATCTGATAGCCTTCGTCCTTAGCCGAGTATACGATGCTGATAGGCTCTTCAAGCTTTTTCCAGCCGAAGTTGAAGTCGTCCTTAGTACAAACAACGCCGCATAATTGATAATAATCGCCAATAGTAGCAACCTGATAGCGCTTCACCAAGCTCATCAGTTCTCCTTTAACTTCTTCTGCTTTACCGTAAGAGCCAATAGTTACTATTTTTAAGCGAGTACTAGGCTCACGATTGTCTGAAACTTTAGGTGTACTTTCTCCAGAATAATAAGAAGTGTACACGACATTTTGACCGCTATACGTTCCACTCTTATACGGAGTATCTCCGCTTCCAGATCGTCTGCCCTTACCGAAAAGCATTATCTCTGCCGCTCCATTGATGTTGTCGAGGATGAACTCCTTTGCCTTCCTCTTCATCTCTTTCCCGAACGATTTTGCCCTGTCCTGAATGTAGTTGTTTACATTTGATTTAATGTCCACAGCATCCTCTTCAAGAAAAATACCGAGAGCCTTCTGAAACTTAGACTTCTCGGTAACTTTTCCCGTAGTCACAGGCGCATGCACATGTCTTTCGGGCTCTTTATTTTGATCTGCCATCCTTTGTTCCTTTCTCGATCTTCTCGAAGTATCGTGGCTTATGAGTGTCTACTCTGCCAGGTTCAGAAAGACACTCATTACACGGATCTTTTGTTTCGTCAAGCAGTCTATGCTTGCAGCGTTTACAGTACCTGGCGTAGTTAACTTCTTTCAGTTTCCCCTCCATCGTCATCTTCCTCCTGTTTCTCGTCCTGATAGTCGTCATCATCCTCAAAGAAAACATCTTCATCTTCGTCTTCTTCGTCGCCTTCATCTCCATAGTGATGCATGCCGTTGGCACGGTCCTCTTCAAGCTTCTTACATACATCTTCTGTGATATCCCATACCTTTTCGGCATAGATGGCCACCACTCCAGCAGCAAACGCACCGGCGGCTGCCTCAACAGAGATTCTTCCGATCGTTCCAACAATGCCACCTTTTCTTCCTACCATTGTGAATCCTCTTCCGATTGCTCTGATAGTAGTTAAACCAGCGATTCCTCCGACGATTGATGTAACAACGTTCTTCTTATTCATGATTATTTCTCCTTTCATTTTGACCATATTAGGCATGCTTTACACAAATGAGGACAGTAGCCTCTTTAATACCGAGTTTCTCTGCGATTTCCTTCACAGTAAGACCGCTTTCTCTAAGCGTCTTTACCTTGCTGATAAGAGCCTGTCTCTTCTCGTGAAGGTTTGCATTTCTTGCTTTTCTTTCATCTGTGTAACCCATTTTGAATCCTCCCAGTTTTTGCTATATTTAGTTATACTGCTTCGTCTCCAGCGGAAGCTTCTCAAGCGGTGCCTGTATAGACGTGAGAACTTTCTTATAGTCCTCTTCGATCGATGCACTTTCATTCGTGAACTTGTATGCAAAGATGAGACCTGCTATATAAGAAGCAAGTTCCTCATCAGAAAGTGATCTGATCCAATCAGCTTTCGTATAAGGTTGCCATTTTGAATCAGGTACTGCAAACCGTTCGCTGCAGTCTCCGCATGGTAATATTGGGCATGTCTGCATGTAGAACTTGCAGTTGTCACATGACTTTTTCGCTTCTGCCATTTTAATTCCACCTTTCTATTATCTGTTCCATGGCTTTTCCTTCCGGAGTGAAAGATGCAGGAAGAACTATCCATCCATTCTCAAAGGCTCCAACAACCTTATCATCCAGCGTGAATAGAGTAAGTTCCGATATCTTTCCTCCGTGAATGCCATTTTTATTTTGACGATCGGTTTTAATGAACTCGTATAAGAAACTATAAGATCGACCGTCATTGTCTTTTACATTTATATAGTCTCTCTGTCTCATTTTATTTCTCGTACTCCCTTGTCTCCTCATGAAACAGCATCTGCTCGTACATCTTTCGATAATGATTCTTTAAATCACCTATTTTGAAATCTTTCTTGGCCTGTCTATAATCGAGGCTATGCTTTCTTGAATTCGTTACTACGATCATGTAAGAAAAAAGGGAAACGTATTCTTCATCTGACGCATGACAGTAAAACATCTGCGTTTCTAATTTGAAGAGTGAATCCATCTCCTTTTGCTTCTTATCAAGAGTTATCGCAAGGGCTGTAGGAGCCTTATACTTGCGAAACAGCTCAACTCTCGTACCTTCATAGTCTTTTCCCTTGATCATGAGATTGTAGAAACGTCTCCCAACATTCACTGCTGACAAACTGTCAATCATTTTGAATTCTCCTTAATTTCTTCGCCAAAAAGAAAGAGCAAAGCTAAGCTCGCTTCACTCGTCATCCTCTACTGAAAAAGAAAGAGCAGAGGATAAGAAAATCCTATTTGATTCTCAAATCCTCCGCTCAGAACATAGGTTTTACTGCTGTCCGGAAGCCGTTTTCACAGCTTCTGCTGTCGTGTTAACAACTGTTCCAATCGCCTGCTGAGGTGCCTGCGTGATCGCCGGCTGAACCGTCTGCGACACTGTCTGAACCGCATCAGAGACATCAGCCCCAGTGAAGTGCTTTATGAGTGCCACGACTCCGGCACCAATAGCTGTGCCTGCAAGTCCTGCACCAACAATCTTCAACCATCCGGGGATCCGACGTTTCTTCTTCAGTTCCTCTGTTGTCGCGTTGTTCGGCTGTTCATTAGCCGGTGCTGTGTTCACGTTGTTAGCTGCCTCATTAGTAGGCTGCTGATCGTTGTTTACAGTTGCATTTGCATTGTTCATTTCTTCTGCCATGATTATTCTCCTTTCTGGCAATAAAATTAATATAGTTCCATTAAAGGCATTGTAAAAATTGTTGCATTATTTTGAGTCGTCTTCGTGCTCGTTCATCTTACTCTCTAACTGCATCAAACGACGATTAAGCACATCTATCTGCCTCTGAAGCATAGCGATGTAAGTGTGCGCTTCACCGCCACCTAAAATCTTATGAGTCCGATACGCTGTTGACTCGATCGGAACTCTACCGTCTTTTGTTATCATTCTTTCTCTCCAGTCCAGACATAACCCGTTTCACGATACAATTTTTCAGGCGAAATATAATAGTTAATTCGCCCGTATTTTGAATCCATCTCATTGATAGAAGTGATCCTTTTACCATTTCTAGTAGCCACTCCTATAGGCAGATAGTCGCTTATGATCCCAGCTCTCACCCAACAAGGATCTTTGCCGTAAATACGAGCTACTACTTTGACGGGAACTGATCCTTCATGCAATACTGCCGGCATTTTGAATCACTCCTTTCATTAGTACTCATACCAATCCGGTAGAGGATACATATCGCACGAGAACTCTATAAACAGTACTGGTTCTCCGTATTTAGTCTCATTGATCAGCGTCGTGTATATGCCAAGTCCATCGAACATGTCAATGAACAGCTCGACATATTCATCATTTCCAGGCCATCCGTTAAAATTCCCGAAGTGCGTTTCACAAATATTCCAATTTTGATACAAATTATTAAGGCACACACCTGGATACACTTTTTGTTCGTTTATAGTGCCTTCGTTCAAGACAATCGGCGTTATATAGTCCTCATTAAGCTTCCTAATTCCTGCTTCTACCCACTCTCTATCTGCCCTAAAAGCTCTTCCAGACCAGGTTTCAATGCAAAGAAGACTACCGTGACCAGATTCTTCAGCAGAAGGTATCGATATCTTTTCACCATTATGAACGATTTCGGTAGCCATTCTTCTATGGGTTTCTTCCTGAACAGCATCAATCGTTTCTTTTGCTTCTTCTGGAGTATATCCATCATGAACCATACGCTCTTTCATGACGTCTTTAAACTTATCTTTCTCAGCTACAAGGAAAGCACACGAGCCTGTTAAAGCCGCAATTTCTTTACTGGTTACATGTCCGTTAACAGCAATAGACACAATCGTGCCTACGGCCGCACCTACTCCAGGCAAAAGATAAAGAAGAGCTTTTTTGCCCTTCTCTTCTTTTTTCTCCTTATACTTCACGCCTCCATAAAAAGAGAGGCCGCATGTAATTGCGACCCCTGCTGAGGAGACTACTGGAAGCGCTTTCTTCCAATCAAGTCCCATTTATTTTGACTCCTTTCTTAAGTCAATCGGCTCACTGTTCTTCCCGTATTTGATTATGAGAAGCGGTTCATGTGACAGCACCATGCTCGTATCGAACTCAACATGAATATCTACGCCCTTTGTATGAGCATTAAATCCAAAGTCCTTTGCCTTAAGCGGGCTTCTGACGTTGAGTAGATCGAACAATAGTTCCATTCTCTGTCCATGCATACTGACATTGCAGTAGCCTAAGAATAGATTGATCTTCTCATTGACCCACTCTTCAGATGCTCTGAATCTCTTGCCACTCCAAGAATCAAGGCATAGCGTATCTCCCGTATACGTTTCCTCTACTTCTTCTCGAAGTGGCATGATCGGCATGAAGTCACCTGGGTAACTATCCCAGGGTGCTCTTCAATCGCTGAGTTCGTCGTTGCTCAACATAACCGGCTGAGGATCATAGCAAAGCTTAAATAATCCTCTTCCGTCTCTCTGGCATACGTATTCCGAAGTTACGCTGACCTTTGTTCCTGGTTTCCATCCAAGATCATCACTGAACGACGGACGGTCAAGCACATCGTCTGACATATATTCGATCCATCCGTATACCATATCGAGTGTTACCATCTCGCCAAGATCGCATGTTGACCGATTTATTTTGTCCTCAAGTCTCTCTGTTCTGTCGCCATTGAACTTGAAGTCAAATCCTGGATTGGTCTCGTCGTAGTAGATGTCGCAGCCAGAGTTGTATGCTGATTTTGAAACAACATCGCCTCTAACCTTCTCTGCGTCAAGTCTCTTGGCTTCTTCCTTAATCTCACGCTCTTTCTCTTCGCCTACAACATTTGTTGCAGCCTTCTGATAAGTTTCTTTGGCATCCATAGCGCTGTTTGCAACAGCTGCTGCTTCAGTTGCCTTTACCGTGAGATCCTTGATTTTGTTTGCTGCTACGATAGTTCCACCTATTGCAGATCCAGTCGCTACAGCACCAGCCAAGATCACCGGAGCCGCTTCCTTGCCCACGACTTTGACCTTCTCTTTAAGCGGAGCGTCTTTAGTCTCCTCGATTGCTTTCTGAATCTTCTCCTTGCGGGTCCATACTTCATACACGAGAATTCCCGTTGATACAAGGTTCACCGCAAGGAAAATCTTTCCAGAATGTTTCTTAGTTATGTCTAATAGATTATGTCCTCCATTAGCTATACCTTTTCCGATTGCTTTGAATACGTTCTGTTTCATAGTTACAATTTCTCCTTTCTTGTTTGAAAAAATAAATAATGTGTTTTAATAAAATAATTGTTTATAGTTCCTTTCCACTATAGGCTGTGTAGTTTTTGCGCTATAAAATCAGCATTGGCCTTTGGACGAAATCTATGACTCTAACGGAACCGGATCCCCACGGAAACGCATTTGCAGTATTTAAGATAATTTGATCCGTCCAACATTTACCCTCAGCGAGGATTGAATAAGGAAGACCTATCCTTGTTCCGTAATCGTTGTAGGATAACTTCCTGTTACCCGGCGGCTTACTGAGGAGCTCTATGTTCAGCTGATCAACCGCCTTTTCTATGAACGCCAAATCGCATAAGAGTAGTCTCCCAGACACAGCATCATAGAAAGGCGTATCTCCATGATGAGTTATTATGAATCCGTCATATGATATTTCAGCTCCATCTGCTCTATTGATGCCGGCAACTTTCATGTCGTTCTCAGCCATTTTGACTTGAATCTCATTAGTCTTCTCTTCTCCAGCTACTTCTCTTGTAGCATTATAGAGATTGTTGTATGCTATATCTCCTGCTCGTGCTATAGAAACAAGATCATCAATTCGTCTAGCTGCTATCGCGATTGTTCCACCCATGCACCCAATCGTAGCAAGAGTACAAGCAGCAAGAGGAGCCGCAACTGGTGCAAGCTCCTTAAGCGTCTCCTTTGTTACTTCTTTTCGTTTTTCTGCCTTCACTTCATCCGGCATTGTAGAATTATCAATGTCTGCTACTTTTTGTTTCTTTTCTTTCATCACCGCATCGACTTTTGGCCTCATTTTGTACGCCAAAGTGACAGAAGCGGCAAGACCAACCATAGCGCCTATGCCAAGTACGATGTATCCATTTTTCTTAGCGAACTCAGATATGCCATCTGAAGCCGCTTTTAGTAACTTATTAAATCCCATTTTGAATCTCCTTTACTTGTGCGATAATCTGTTCAGTAATCCCTGGATGATACTGCTCGATAACTGCTTCATCTCCGGGATTTAATTCAAACGACTCCGTACCAATGTGCCAGCCGTCAAGCAGCTTAATCTTTCCGTCAACTATTTTGAATGTTATGTCGAGTTCGTTGTGGAGCAAGATTTCCTCGCCCCACTTGTCTGTTGCTGAGTTGCAGAGAAGAGAGAAGACGTCCTTCTCCCTCTCGTAAGCGCACCTCTGTACTGTGAAAACATAGTCAAGCATCTTAAATCTCCTTTCTACCTGCCATAATATACAGGCATTCCTTATAGATGCCTGCTCTCATCCGGTGCATATCTGACTGGGTGTAGATCTTATCCGACGTGCACTCGACGCGGCCTTCCTGTGCAACCGGAATATCAACAGGCACTTCAACCTTTTCTATTTTGACTTTCTCCACGATCTTCTCCTGAACCTTAACTTCTGGATCGATTCCAAGATAGTCACGAATCAGATTCTTATATTTCGTAAGCTGCGAAAGAGGTGTTCCCCAGGTTCTCTCCTCAAAGTATTTAAGAGGCTTGGAATAGATCTTCTTACAAGACTTTTTCATGTCCTCTGCTTCCGGATAGTACTTAATGCAGGTTGCATATTCCTCTTCGTCGTTAATGGCCATAACTACATACTTCTCTGTTTTGCCAGTGGAACATCTTACGTCCCACACGTCGCCGGCTTTAGGAGTTACAAAACCTGAAGTATTTTGAGACAGCGTGCTTCCAATAGCAGAAGAAGCAGTAGGATCAGCATAGCCTTCGTCATTTCTGTTTCCAGAATATTTGGTGGGTGCAACATACATAACGGCACCTCTTATCAGTCTGATTGCCGGATTGCTTTCAGATAGAGCAACGCAATCCTTTCTCATTGTCCAATCTGATACCCCAAATAGAGTTGTTAATTGTCCAAGTTTAACTGAGGTATCAGCATTTTCGATCAGATAATCGGTTATAAGTTTTCTTCTTGTTTCCATTTCTTCTCTCATTTTTACTGTGTTTCCACCTTTTGTCATAGTTATGCTTCTCCTTTCTTTTCTCCCAGATTTTTAAGTCCAAATGTCAGAATCAGTTCGTCCTGGCAAGTAATAACCGCCTTCTCTACTTTAAGGCAATTCGTAGGAACCCCAAAATTCGTGAACTTCTTAGATTCGGAAAGCATTTTGACAGCCCTTTTCGCTATCTCCTTATAGTTGTCATGAACAAACTGCCTCTTGTTTTCACCGGAAAGACCAATCGGCACATGAATATAGTCGAAAGTATCTTTCTTAGGGTTTTCTGGCATTCTCACTATTTTAATTGCTGATTGCTTGAAAGTGCATTTTCTTAAGATGGGATCGAATCGCCAGTTGCTGTTCCCTCTATAGAGCATTGCGTTTACTATAACTTGCCACTCTGCTCCATCGGTTGCCTCTTTTTGAAGCACATGACTGATATGGCCCATAAGTCCTGATCTATCGTAGCCGTTTAGTCTTACGCCGTTTGCACCGTATACGAAGTGCAGAAATGTGTCCATGTTGTCATCCATGAGTTCTCGTCTATTAATGAGAGACGCATCGGACACTTTGTTATAAGATTCATTTTGACTCATCGGCCTTATCCGCCAACGATGCCGTTCGTCTACATAGCCGATGCTGTACTTGGATGGCCAACCGTTTTGTTGGTTCTCATACACAAAGTATGGCTCGTTTTTCTTTACTTTTGAAAGAGTGCCCATACTTACTTCCATTTATTTCTCCTTTCTACCAGCTAATCTTCTGCTTCATAATTTTTGAGCTGGTGCATTTTGAAAGCTGTGAAAGGCTATCAGGATCCGGCCCTTTGATGCCTCCGTGTTTTGCCATGAGCTTATCCACAACGCTGATTGGTACGTACGGATAGACAGCCTCTGTTAGGCTCTTTTTATCCAGAGCATACTCGTTGATAAGTGAATCAGAAGACGACGGGTATAGAAGTTCAACCTTTGTATATGTCCCATCGAATTTGTTTCCTGCTGGCTCGCAGCATCTATGTTTACTTGCCTGAATTGAGATACTAAAACCGTCTTTGCATACAACACGCGGCCTTATGACGTGAAGATCGGTATATCCAGGCTGTCTTCTGGTTCCATCGAAGTAAGGTGGCATTGTTACTTCAGACACCTTGTACCAACGTGCTAAAAAGTCTTTTGTTTTCATTTTGAATCTCCTTTCATGAATTCATATCGCTTCACTACGTTCAGAAAAACAAAAGGCCAGCTGAAACTTTTGTAATCGTCTCAGTTGACCTTTATTTTGATCTACTATCGTTTACTGCTCTTCAGGAACAAGAGCATGTGTCTTCCAGAAGTTGATGCAGTCTTCGTCGTGCTCATACCTTCCATACGGTTCAGACATCCCAGGATCTCCCTCGAAGAGTGTCACAAGTACGTATTTGCCTGTCCACTCGGGTCCGTCATTATCGTCACATTTAGCGATTATGACCGAGGCAAGAGACGTTGGCTCTGCATCCCGGTTTTTGACCATTCTTGATTTAAAGTTTGTCCCTTTTCTTCTTTCTTTATAGAAGATATTGGGTTCATCCTTTTCACTGGTCTCTACAAGGTGGTCGACGCCAATAATCCTGCCAAGATCGATCGTCTCAAGTACGAAGACTCGATCCCCAATGGTGATCTGCCGCACTACCTCTTCTACTAAATCCCATCTGTGTGGATGCGATTCCGTCGGATGTACAAATACCTCTACACCATCTTTGGAAATAAATACTTTTTTCTGTTCCATTTTTGTTTCTCCTTTCATTTTGAAAATAAACAATAGTCTTCACTAAAGGAGTTGTAAATTTTATAAAAAGTAAAAGCCAACTGTAATAGCTGACTTTTACCGTTTTTACGGTTACTTCTTGCCTGCAGAAAGGCCCATTCTAATCAGGGCTTCTCTTTTAGAAATACCGCTCCGATAGAGCCTCATCATCTCCTCGTATTCGGTGTCCGTAAGCGGCCGTTTAGATATCGCATGGTCGCCCGACCTTGGATCGTAGAAATCGGTATCCCGGCGTTTCTGTTCCGCTTTCTCTTTCTTATAGCTTATGCCACGCTTTGTGACGCCAGCTGTAAGAGTGAGAAGTCCCAAAAACTTTCCAGGATTGTCAACCGCCCACTGTCCGAAGTTGTGCAGAGGCTTCCAGACATACGTATCAATAAATTCCTTAGCCTTCCGCTTCCGTTCCTCCCATTTAAGCTTTTTCTTCAGCTCTTCGAAGTTAATTGTGTCTCCCATTTTGATTTCTCCTTTCTTGCATTATTAACAATAGTTACCATTAAAGGAGCTGTAAAATATAGAGGCAGACGTAAATATTAGTCTACCTTTTGTCGCTCCACATATCTCCGGTTTCTTTGAGCCGGTTGTAGTTGTTTTCGGCATGCTTCCAGATCATGCCAGGGTAATCTTTGTTATATTCACCGATCGTGATATTAAGACCCGCCCGGACGTCATCAGAAGTGTATTGACCGTTAGATACGTAAGCAGTTGCATCGCTAATATAGTCGATGGCCGCCTTCATTCCGCATTGCATCCCCTCTTTAACGTCCTGGTCTTTCTTTACAACGTGGATCCCCCATGCTGCTAATCCGGTCACAATGCCTCCTACCACTGCGCCGGCAAGCCAGTTAATAGCTCCGTTATCAGACAAGTTACCCATACGTTAACTCCTTTCTCATCTGCCTCTATCACTAAACGGGGTGTAAAAAGTAGCTTACAGCACTCAACCACGTTTTATTTTGATTAACGGCTACGACGGTAGTAAAAAGAAAAGCCACCTGTAAATGTTTCCAAATGCAGGTGGCTAACACTTTAGTATTTAACCTTTTTCAGGCTACAGTAGTCGAAGTCGGCCTTGATTTCAGGCATTTCTTTAAAAATCCTTACCGCTTCCTTAGCCAGTTCGTAAGTATCAAGCTTCGAAATAGCTTCTGGTGCGGCTTTCGATGCGGCTTCATACATTGCTTCCGCTCCTGCACCACCATAGCGCATCATTATGCCAGGATATGATTTCCTGACGAATTCAGCAGCCTGATGGGCAACGACACGCTTGCCAATGCTGTAGCCGATTCCGCCTACACCTACTGAAAGCAAGATCGCTCCTCCGAACATTACTAATTCAGGATTCTCATCCAGCCAGTTAGCAAGCCCAGACTTCTTCTTTTCTACAGTTACCTTTGCCATAATTTTCCTCCTTATTTTGATTAAGTTACTATAGTGCCATTAATGGCGATGTAAATTCTAATGCTAGTTATTTCTTTCCACACATGCGCTTCAACTCTTCCACGAACGCAATACGATCTTTAATGAAACCGTCTCTTAGGTATATATCTTCAACTTCGGCCCAGTTTATTTTTTCCAGATTCGCTCCGAGATACTCTGCCATAGCCTCTGCTCCGTGAAAGCCACATTTGTCAATGTAACTGTCAAGTACATCTGCAGCCGCGCTTCCTATGTCAACCGTTGCTCGATGATATCCATCAGCTCTTCCAAGCAGGTATCCGAAACCGCAGCAAGCTCCTCCAACGACAACACCGACTACACTAAGAGCAATCTCATCTGCGTTATCGTCAGCCCAAGCAAGAAACTTTTCCTTCAATGATTTCTTCTTTACGTACATTACTTTTGCCATCGTTCTTTTCCTCCTTATTTTGGCAATGAAAAAAAGAAGGAAGCCGTAAAGCCTCCTTCTTGCCTTTAGTTACTTTCTTTATTAATTCAGTCCTTGTGGTCTTTCCTTATTTCCACAAGGCATCCTATGATAATAAAGAACGCTCCGATTGCAATGAATAGCATTTACTTCCTCCTTTTCTTTTAAATGCATTGTTAATACGTTCCATTAAAGGCATTGTAAAAATTGCCACCTTGAAAAGCTCAAGAGAGAAGCTTTTATTGTTTGCCTCTCTCCTGGAGCTTACGTATTATTTCTCCTCGTCAAGATCTGATACATAAGGAATCGTCCAGAGATACTCACCTCTTTCAGATTTTTTTAGTGACATCGGAACCCCATTCCAGTCGTGGGTTTCTTTCCGGTATTTTCGGATCTGATCACTTGTCCACTCCTCGTGATTAAGCCAGCCCTTATGAATTAATTCTGCATCGCGTTCCTCTTTGTCTTTGCGATACAGGAAGTAATCCTGGACCAGCCATATCACGATAAGCGATATGATCATCAGAATCCAGACTATCGTAAGCCCATCTAAATAGATTCCGTTTGTCAAAAGTTCCTTCATTTCGTTTTCCTCCTTAATAATAAAAATTCCTATTTGTATCATTAAAGGGGATGTAAATTATATGTTGCAGAGTTCGCTTTGCTCGCGCAGTCTCATTGTATTCAACAGCAAAAAATATAAAGCGCTGTACTTATATTTTGAGGGCGAAATCGTACTCCTTTATTGTTTCCTCTTTTCAGAGGCGAAATTGATTTAACGCCGACCATAGTTAAGCTACCTTAGGTCTATGTTGCTATCATCCTCTTAAGGCATATATCCTCTTCATTAGAGGGTATGTAAAAATTATACGAATATAGTTTGTTGTACTCACACTATTTCGTCAAGCTCGTATCCTCGCTTAACTCAATAAGAAAAAGGGAAAGGAAATGGTTGAATTAGAATAGATATAACCAAATCCTTTCAAGACTATAGCGAGATTAGTCCACTCGCATTTCCGCGATATACTGACCGCTGAGCCAGCACAACCTTCCACTTAGTATCCGTAATCGTATGTACGGACCTTTATAGTCTTCGCTCCTTTAAAGCTTCGAATGTAAGTTAGCTTGTCACGATCGCTATTTGTCAATAGCCAAGCTAAACAATCAAACATAGCTTCATAGTGATCCCACGTAGACCTCCCTCTCACGCGTATCGTTGGCTTCGATGTTGCCAAACATCTACGACCGCGATATAGGACGCCTCCAAATGCATCCATTTGGTGTTCTGAGTCTAAACTATACTACTAGACCTTTCTCTTCACTATAGGAGTTGTAATTTTTGTATGACACTATTAAATGATTCACTAAACAGCAAAAAAGAAGGCCCGATGTATAAATTCCTCCTTTTATCGAGCCATCTTTTTTTGGCGCTTAATCTCTTAAATGCTTACTGCGCCTTTCCGCTTCTTCCTTCTCGGCGAACTTTTTGTCCACCGCCTCTTCCGCCTTCTTCTCATACACCCTATCGCTTCTGATGACGCCTACAATAGCGCCAAACACAGAAGCGATGAGTCCAAGAATCATTAAAAGCAGATTCGTCGGATCCATTTTCTTCATTTTGTTCACCTCCTTTCATTTAACGGCATGTAAAACTTGCCAAGTTCGTACATTCGGAAAAAGAAGAGCCCATGTAGCGTTTGCTACATAAGGCCCTTCTCCGCAGTTAGAATCTAATCTTAGGGACCTGAGCAAGTCCCGCTTTCGACGTGAACCAGCCCTTCTCTGATGCTACCGTGCAGAACACTGTGAGTCCTGCTGTCAGCACTCCAGTGCCAATTACTTTTCCCGTCTCCCATCTGGCCTTCTTTACTTCTGCCTGCTGACGAGACTTAATTTCGATTTTCTTGGCTTCGATTTCCTGAGCCTTGAGCTGTTGATCAGCCTTAGCCTTAGCTTCATCATTTGAAACCTGACGAGCTTTCGCCTCAGCCTCAAGTTTCTTTGAATCAGCTTCCTGCTGTCTGATTTCGAGCTCCCGCTCTTTTGCATCAGCCTCTCTCTGTTTCGCCTCGCCGTTAGACAGTTTCTCGACTGCCTGGGCGAACGTGTAGAAGTCTTTGATCGCCATCATGCTGTTTTCAGACCCCACCGGCTCCTTTTCTATAGCCTTCATGAATTTTAAGGCTATCTGGTCCATCGTTTCCTGCGTGTTACCCATTTTGATCTCCTTTCTTTGATCACCTTTTATTTAACTGCATTATAGGGCGTGTCTTTTTTGTCACTATCTGACAAATGAACCTGTTTCACCTTTATCCTGAAATCATCAACCATGACGAGCTTATCAACAGGAATGTCAATCTCGAATGCTATAATCTGCTCCTCATCAGGATCAACGGTTAGTGTCCCACGAGGTCTGTCTACTAAATAGTGAGCTATAAGAAGCCCGATAACTATGCCAATAGATACCCATGCAATAATTGGAACTGTCATAGAAAAACTTAAGGGGCAGTGATAATTGTTGCCCCTTAATGCCTCCTTTCTTATACTTTATTTTGATCGTTTGTTCACATTTCTTAGTCTTGTTTCACGAATCTTAGCTGCCTGACGATACCCGCTATTCTGGTGCCTGAATCTCTTCTTTAAGCTCAGTCTCTGCCGCTCGTATCTGATTTTTAGTATCTCGTGTTTTAAATACTCAATAGTACCTACGGCAAGAATAGCTGCACTTACGATACAAATCCACGTCCACAATGGCGAAGTGTTATCAAGTAACGCTTCAAGAAACCAGCCAAATGTTAATTCTTTCATTTCACTTCCTCCTTTTAGATAATCGCGTATAAGTTTCACTATAAGGAGTGTAAATTGTATATACATTTCATAAAAAGAAAACGAAAGGAAGCCTGTAAAAGCTCCCTCTCTTTTAGTTTATTTTGAGTATTTCTCAGATAGCTCCCGTAGCTTTTCGGACACATATGCTTTGTCAACTGCAGTCATGAAGTGCCGAGAGTAGTCAAGGACTTCAAGTCCCAATTCCACGGACTTATAAGTTCCTTTATTGATTAATTTACTCGATAACTTCATCGACCAAAGCAGCAGCGAAAGCCGTGCCCTGTCTACGAAAGTTATGATTAATCTTCCATAACTCATTTTAATTACCTCCTTTCATTGTAAGGAGTGTAAAAAGTATAGCCCCAGATGATTTTTATTTTCGTATCATCCAGGGCTAATCCCTTACCATTTTAAAGCATGGCCAACTTGCCCATAACTCGGGCAACTTCATCATTCATTGTCGTTATTTTGTCCAGAAGGACATTGTTAAGATCATTAAGTTCCTCTGACAACCGATCGAGTTCAGCCAGATTCTTTTCCAGCTCCTCGAAGGTGTTCATTTGTTTCTTATCTTTTTTAAGCATCTTAAACATAATATCTCCTTTCGTAAATAAACGATTTCTGTTCATTAAAGGAGATGTAATATTTATATTCCATTATTTTGAGAAAAAAAAAGAATGCCAGCTGTAATAGCTGGCTTATCCAATCTCCTTTCGTATTATTGCCTCTTTAAGTAAGGCTTTTGCCTTGTCATCAGTTACTGTCTTGTCTATCAGTTTGAACATGATCTCGGTTGACAGTTTCTTTACCGCCGGAATGGCCATCACGATCTTACCGATCACTGCCATAACGACAAAGTATAAAACTATTCCGAGAACATCTCCTGCTGTTACAACAAATATCACTTGATTCATAGTTACATCCTCCTTTAAAAAGTTAAATAATATCGTTCTCTTCATTAAAGGCGCTGTAAAAACTATAGCCCCAGATGTTTTTCCTCCTTTCTAACATCCAGGGCTATATGCTTAATGCTTCATTTTCCACCCGATGATTGCTCCAATTGCAACCAGTGGGAATAACAAACAAAATGCAGCTACCACGACCGGCCAGATTGCACCAGCAATGGCAAGTCCTAACGGGATTACCAATATGCCGATCACGATCAAAGCCAGTTTAAGTACCATCTTAAACATGCTTGTTTCCTCCTTTAATTAAACATTGAATTCACAATCTTCTGGTTTCATTAAAGGAGCTGTAAAAACTAAACAAAAAAGAAAAGCAGAAGATGTTACTCTTCTGCCTTCCTATATTGTCTCTTTTCTTTTACTTTACATACAGTCTGATAGTCGCAGGAGAAACGTTGAGCATCTCAGAAACTTCAACGATGGTATGTCCCTTTTCTACAAGGGCTTTCGCTGCTTTTCTGAGTGCTACTACTCGATCGATTGCTTCCTGCGCTTTCTTTACTCTGTCTTTTATCATTTTGAATCTCCTTTCTTTATAAAAAGACAATTGTTTCCATTAAAGGAGCTGTAAAAACTAAGCCGCTGCTTCAATTACTTCCGTAAAACCGTATTTCTTTATCATGTACTCATTAAGGAAATTCATTTCGTCCATTTTAATCATGACTTCGTAGTTCTCATATGTAGTCGATCCTTCTCCCGTGTAATCGAACACCATATCAAAAGTAATCCCAACGAACTTAAGCCCTCTTCCTTTAAACTTTCGATAGAGCTTTATTTCGTCCGCCAGCGTGTCCAACTGTTTTTCTGTTAACTTTGCTACATAAGTCCTCTCATTCATTTTAAATGCTCCTTTCGTAAAAAGAAAAGAGGAGCTGTAAAAGCCTCCTCTTAACAAAGTTTTTAGTTCAGACCGGCGAGCTTGAGGATGTGCATGTCCTCCTTGCTAAAATGCACAACCGGCTCATATCCACAAAAGAGCATTGTTCCACTTGTTGGATCTTCTTCGTAAACCTCGTCCCCGTAGCCAATTATTTCACCACGAAGATTCGATTCCGGGATAAAACCGAGGGAATAGATGCAATCTTCCAGAACTGTTTCCGGGTCGTACAGCACGGAGAATCCTCTGCCGTTCTCAACCGTTCCAGTCTTTTTCGATTCAAATGCTTTGTTTAAAAGCCTTTTAACCTCTTTCTTCATATTAAGTTCCTCCTTTTTGTAAAAGTTTAATATTATCTTCACCATATGACTTGTAATTTCTAATACTTTGAAAGAAAAGAGGGCACTGTAAAAGCTGCCCTCAACAGACACTCGGACACGGTCACCACTCTGAGGCAAGCTGCTTGCCAGCAAGCTTAGCCTTAAGGGTGTCGTTCTCCTGGAGCACGTGATTGAGTTTCTTTTCCAGCTCCTCCTTTTCTGCCTCTAGTCCCTTTTCATTTTGAAGGATGCTTTCTACATCAGCTTCCATAAATCTTTCGGTACAAGTGTCTAAAAATATCATAGTGTTTTCTCCTTTCTTGAATCAATTTATGCTCCATTATAGGAGATGCAAAAAATAAAGAACCAGATGTTACTCTGGTTCCTCGTCTTCCCAAACGATTCTGTAATGAACATTTTCGGGAAGGATCTGTCTTAAATCTGTTCTCCTTTTTCTAGATTCGTCCTGATGTATCATGCTTAGCATAGCCATTGCCGCTGCTTTATCATAGTCTATGCAGTATTGATCAGTCAACGATCTTAAAAAGTGTATAGCTCTTTCATAACCTTCTCTAAGATTAGCTTGGGTGAAATAGCCTTTTTGTCGATCGTATTGATCCCATTCTTCATACATGATAAGCGGATTGTATGGGTTGTCTGTAGTCGTTAGATACATCATCCGTTCCTTGTTAAACATACTCATTTCCTCCTTTTGAATGCATACTACAGTTTCACTATAGGAGATGCAAAGAATAAGACCAAATGCTTTATTTACAGCATCGAGTCCTATTCTCGTTTACAATCTTTACTTCATGTATAGTCTGCACTCATTTATTGCTTCATCAAGCTTGTCTTTTTGCTCCGTCAGTAAAGCAGTTCGTTGATCACTTGGAATGAACTTAAACGATATCATTAAAAGCTTTCTGCTTCTATCCGCACGTTTCTCGAATTCAGCAACGTTTTTATAACCTCGTTGAAGTTCATCTAAAGACCTCTTTGCTAACTGTTCTGCAATTTCCCATCTTAAATTTCTAATAATATTCATGTAGATCACACTCCTTTCTACTATAGGAGATGCAAAAATTAAAAGAAGTGTAAAAAAAAAGGAGCCGAAGCTCCTATTCGTTTAGTCAGAATTTTTACATTCATGATACATATCGCCGTAGCATGCCGTGCGTTCGTCTGTACTAGTAACGCAATACGGACATGCTTCGCAGTTGCAATAGTATCCATCATGCATCCATCCCTGATGGTCACGAATAAATGTTTCGGCATCCGGATATTTTCCAACAGTATCTAAACATATTTCTACAAGTTTCGTCATGTTAATTACCTCCTGTAAATAGATTTTGTTGGTTTCTACTATAGGCGATGAAATTTTTACACTCCCTTCCTCTCAGATAGTAAAAAGAAGAATTTATGAAGCAAAGTGTTATCGAAAGTTAACTCTGATAAGCAGACGTCTTCCGTTACTGCTTTTAAGATGAGATCGCCGTACTCAAACGACGTATCTCTGGCTGTCGTCTCGATCAGCTCTGTTGCGTAGGTTAAATCAGCTATTTTGACTGCTACATTGCCGGTCACATCAGATTTACTGTTACCTACCTTTTCACAAGATAGCATCGCCAGTTCCTCTTTCATGTCACAGTATTGAAGGCAGAAGTGTTTAAGCTCTCGATATCGGTGTACAGGAAGCTCATACATCTCTTTCACCGATCCATTTACTTACAGGAATTCCTGTTTTCACTTCTATTTTGAAAAGTGTTCGAAAGCTTGGAGCAGTTAATCCTTCTCGCCATTTTCTTACTGTTCCATTTCCAATCTGGCATCTCTTTTCGAACTCACATACGGTAATCTTTTCTTTCTTGCAGTAATCGGCTATCCTCTCGTAAATCATTGTCTCTTGACTCCTTTCATAAAAATTTTTAAGAAAGCCTATTGACAATGATTAGAAAATAGTCTAAAATGGGTTTTGCTTGAATACCATATTAGAATACCCTATGTGTGCCCTCAGGCTTTCTTATGGAAGTTACAAGGGGTATTATATAGGGTTTCTTGGCATTCGTCAATATCTAAAATCGAAAAAAATATAGGAGGTGTATAAATTGCTGATAAAGTGTCCAGAGTGCCAAAAAGATGTATCAGATAAAGCTTTTAGCTGTCCCAACTGCGGCTATCCTATTTTAAAGTACGCCGAAGAAACAGTAAAACCATCTGAACAGGAAAAGAAGCCAAAAAGAAAGTCAAGGCGAAAGAAACTTCCGAACGGTTTCGGACGAATCACTGAATTAAAAGATAAAAATCTAAGAAAGCCTTTTAGAGCTATGGTATCAGACGGTAAAGATGCTCACGGCAGACCTATCGGGAGACTACTAAAGCCTGAAGCCTATTTTGAAACATATAACGACGCTTACAAAGCTCTTATGTCCTATCATGATAATCCGTACAACTTCGCTGAGGACATCACGATGGAGCAGCTTCATGAAAAGTGGGTTTCGTGGTACTACGAAAAAGTATCGGAAGGCAGAAAGACTGCTCTTGAATCTGCCTGGAAATACTGTGAACCTATCTTTGGACTTAAAGTTCAGACGATTAGGCGAAGAGACATAAAGAACGTATTAGAAAACGGATATATGACAAAGAAAGGCGTAGTAAAGCATCCAACTGCATATACAAAAATCAACATGAAAACCGTTGTAACATCCATGTTAGACTATGCCGTTGAATACGATATCCTTCAGACGAATCCTGCTAAAAGCATCAAGAAAGACGCTGACTATATTCCTTCATTCAACAGACCTCATATAACTTTCACTGACGAAGAAATGGATTCTATTTTGAAAGAGACGAATAAGAACCTGTATGCCGATATGGTATATGTCCAGTGCTATATGGGCTGGAGACCCAGTGAGCTGCTCGATATCAAGGTAAACGCTTTAAATATGCTCGACTGGACGATTATTGGAGGATCTAAAACGAAGGCCGGCATAGACAGAATAGTTCCAATTCATGAAAAGATAAGACCGATCGTACAAAGATACTATAATGCAGCGATAACCGTTGGATGTGAATATTTGTTTCCACTAAACGGCCGCCACATGTCATATGGAAAGTATAGATCTGGATTTGACGATATAGTAAAAAGAAATGAAATGGATCCTGATCACAGACCACATGACTGTAGAAAGCAGTTCATTACAATGGCAAAAAAATCAGGCGTCGATGAATATGCGATTAAGAGAATCGTTGGACATCAGATAAATGATATAACTGAAGCCGTATATACAGTTAGAGGAGTGGAATGGCTTCATAGCGAGATTAGTAAGATTCCGTAAGATGCTTGTACTAACGGTGTACTAATTCTGTACTAACGAAGCCATTCCTGTTACTTTTAACTGCCTCTTGTATTTATGAAGGTTGGCTAAAATAGCCATTTTGAATGGTAATGCCTGGGTGTCTTAGGCTATAAAAATTTTAGTATATCAAATATTATAGCCCGGTTTTAAGCACGTTTCAGCTCCAAAATGTACTAATAAAGTATCAACGAACTAAAACGTACGACATCTAGTAACTTTTATATTACGTGCTCGGATTCGAGTTGTCAATAGATTTTTTATACTGTGACGTCGAAATCATAAGGATTGCACCAAGCAGTGTATCAATCGCCATGACAGTTCTACTGATCTCATCTCCGAGAGGCAGCCCCCAGATGCTTGCAATCGTTACATAAAAAGTAGCGATTGCAGGCAATACGATCTGGGCGATGAACTTAAGAATATCATATACTTTGTTACTGAATTTCATTTTGAATCACTCCTTTTTTTGCTTCACATGTAAGTGATTTAAAGCGTGCTTTAAGTGATATAAATCTTTACTTTGCCTTTGCCGAGTTCGTCATCATTAATAGCGATATTTTTTAACGCTGAACCTCGTAAATCCGGATGAACGACAATTACTTGTGCATCATTCGGCATTGTCTC